CAATGCTGGGTTGATCAAGAGAACAGTACCGATTACTGCGATGTTTACGGCAGGCAACATATTAGAGGGTTCATACAGAGAAGAATTTATTGATTACGGTAGCAGTGTGCAAGATCTAATCGCTACGGTCATCTATCGAAACACAGAGCGCGATGGCGTGTTTCCACGCAATGCAAGCATTGACATCTCACTAAAGGGCGTCACAGAGACTACCGCCATTCGCCAAACATTTGATCTATCGCAATACGTAACCAATCGCAGTCAGGCCATTATGTATGGCAAATTACTGTGCCAGCAAAGGCGTCATATACGAAGGAACATTGAATTTCAGACTTTCCCTACCGACAGTCCCTTGTATCCTGGCGCCTACATTTACGTCGATAACGGCCAGCAAAGCTGGCAGAGCATTTACAGCGGACAGGTAGAAGCGGGTGGCGCGCTAAACGTCCCGCTTACTTCAACCGTCCCAAATGGCACTTACAATGTGCTGCTTTACAAGAGCGGTCAAGCTGTAATAAGTACTACTGCGTCCGTAACAAATAACACAGCCAGCAGCCTTGCCATTTATGCTGGATGGCTATTTGTACTCGGTACAGCGGTCAGGGAAAAGCGTGTATTTCGTGTAATTGAAGTTCAAATGGATGAAGAGGGCGAAATTAGCATTCGCGCGACTGAACACCCTTGCGACTCAAGCGGTCAAAGCCTGATAGCTGACTTCAGCGACGGTCTGTTCAACCCGCTAACCTGAGCGCAGCGGGTCTTTCTGTCATGGGCTTTTACACCGGGCGTAGCGGTTCTCTGGTTTTCAACGGCAAGCCAGTCGCCAAAATTCGTGACTGGTCACTTGATACGACCGTTGAACTGCTGAGCACCAATGCGATTGATAGTGCTGTCAATACATTTACGCCTGGTGCCAAGGGCGCTACTGGCAGCGCAACCCTGATGTACTACCGCCTCGAGAGCGGCGAAAGTGCAACGCTTACTCAATTCACTGACTTGCTGACCAAGGTGATGCGCACCGGCGCTGTTGCCGAGACTGATCGCGTTCTGCTCGACCTGAATGTAGGCGGCGGCGCTGCTGATGACATTCGATTCAATGCCTACATTACAAGCGCTCAAGTTAGCGTTAGCACTGGAGAGTTGAGCGTAGTGCCCATCCAGTTCACAATGGATGGAGACTTTATCGAAGTCGTTTCCTGACGATGGCAGTTTTTCTTGGCTATACAGGCAACATTCGTTTGCGCCGTGGCGCCAAGGTGGACTATGGGCAGCTTGCTGATCGCATCACTCCTGATGATGTCAACACTTATTTGAACCGCCTTGGTTTTTCTACCGCCTTAGACAACCTGCTCACTGGCGACAGGCTTGAAATTTCAACGCAAGATCCGCGTGGTCTTGCTTGCTTTCCTGCTTCTGCCTGGGACTCTGCAACAGTTGAAAGCGGAATCAGCGCTTACGTCAATGTCAATGCCGCTGGTGGCTTGCGTTTCTTTGATTCATTTGAAAATGCCGTCAATAATGCTAGGGCAAGTGAAATTCCACTCTATGCTTTCGTCGGTGAGCCAATAGACATTGAATACACAGTGCGTGATTTACGCGCTAATGTATTGGGAAATGTCAAGGGATATACATTTAATTCAGATCGAGAGACACTCGAAGTAACTGCTCTTAGTGATAAATTCAAGAAACAGTATAGCGCTGGCCTGATAAGTGGCGGTGGAAGCATTGACTGTCTTTTTGACTATCAGAGCACGGGTATTAAAGAAACGCCCTTGCTCATGCTTCAACTTATTCAACGTGTTGACATAGGTAGTGAGTTTGATCTGGTGCTTTATGTCACTGATCGCAGCCTTGACTCTTCGCTTGAATCGGTTTATTACGAAATGACAGCGCTTGTCACACGCGCAGGCATCACACTAAATACCGACAACGTTGTTGAATGCAGCATAGACTTTGTTACGACAGGGGAAGTGCGCCTACTCATTGGCGAACCTGCTGGGTACATCCTTAAAGAAGACGACGATCGGATTGGCTTGCAGCAATCCGTTGACTTCTTGCTCCAAGAGGTCGAGGATTAGACTGGCTCATATCCTGTGACGGAGTTACACAGTGGCCGACCAGCGTATTACTCAATTAAACGCGCTGTCCAAAGCAGGCGTTTCAGCCACTGACGTACTTCCTATTGCTGATATATCTGCGAGCGAAACCAAGAAAGTTACCGCAAAGGATCTGGTAGCGGCAGGCATTGACCTAGTTGATAACGGTGAGATTGACCTCGCCAAGCTTGATCAAACCAGCGTCACAAAACTTGGCTCTGCTGCGCTTGCGGATGGCGCCATTACTGCGACAAAGCTTGCTGCCGACAGCTCTATTGCTGTTCAAACCACTACTCCGACAACCAATAACTTTGAAGGACGCGGCTACTTTAATACCAGTACCAGCAATCTTCAGATTTTCAATGGTAGCGCCTATCAGCAAGTTTTAGCCGGCATCGGCGATCTGCAAGTCACCACAGGCAAGCTGGCCGATGGTGCAGTCACTACCGCCAAAGTTACCGCACTCGGTACTGCAGCCTATGCAGACGGCAGTATCAGCACGGTCAAGATAGCTGATGGTGCGGTTACAACCGCCAAGCTTGCAACTGATAGCGTCACAGCCACCCAAATCGCGCCGAGTGCGGTAGGCGCTTCCGAGCTTGCCGATAACGCAGTTGATACAGCCGCAATTCAGGCACTTGCTGTCACCGATGCCAAGCTTGCTGGAGGTGCTGTCACAACTGCAAAACTAGGCGATCTTGCAGTCACTAATGACAAAATTGCAGAAGCAACAATTGCCTATAGCAAGTTAAATCTTGCCAATGGATCTGTACCTGGAGCGAAGATTGCTACTGATTCTATTACTGCCACGCAGATTGGGGCTTCTGCTGTTGGCACGAGCGAGCTGGCAGATGGTTCTGTTACCACAGACAAGCTTGGCAGTGGCGCCGTAACCGCTGGCAAGATTGCTACTGATTCGATCACTACGGATCAGATTGCACCTAATGCCGTTGGTGCTTCTGAGCTTGCTGACAATGCTGTTGATACTGCAGCCATCCAGGGTCTTGCAGTTACAGAGGCCAAGATTGCCAACGGCGCTATAACAACGACGAAACTTGGCGATCTTTCGGTTACTGATGCCAAGATCGCCAATGCCTCAATCAGCGCAGGCAAGCTGAACCTAGCAGATGGCTCAGTACCTGGCGCCAAACTCGTTAACGATTCGGTCACGAGCGTACAAATCGCGGCGGGTGCAGTTCAAGCAAGCGAGCTTGCTGACTCCGCCGTTACTACTACCAAAATCGCTGATGGCGCAGTAACTTCAGCAAAGATTGCGACTGATTCAATCACCGCATCTCAAGTCGCACCTAATGCTATTGGCGCCTCCGAGCTTGCGGATAACGCTGTTGATTCTGGTGCCATTCTCAATCTTGCTGTCACGAGCGCGAAGCTCGCAGATGATGCTGTCACTACAGCCAAGCTTGGCGATGGAGCAGTCACTAACGCCAAAATTGCTGATGCAACCATCGCTGCTGGCAAGCTCAATCTTGCTGACGGTTCAATTCCTGGTGCCAAGATTGCAGCCAACTCGATTACGGCTGGGCAGATCGGCGATGGCGCGGTTAACACCGCCGAATTGGTTGATGCAGCCGTCACTGCTGCAAAGCTTGCCACTGGCGCTGTAACGACAGCAAAGCTAGCCTCCGGAGCTGTTGATGCAACCGCTCTCGGGGCAGGCGCTGTTACCACAGCCAAGCTCGCCTCGAGTGCAGTCACTTACGACAAGCTGCAGAACGTCAGCAGCACTGATCGAGTGCTGGGTCGTTCGTCTGCCGGCGCCGGGGCAGTCGAAGAGATCACGCTGACTGCGGCGGGCCGTGCGTTGATCGACGATGCTGATGCTGCTGCTCAGCGCAACACCCTGGGCCTGGGCACGCTGGCAACCCAAAATGGAACCTTCAGCGGCACGTTTAGCGGCACTAGCTCTGGTACTAATACAGGTGATCAGACGATCACGCTCACCGGTGATGTAACAGGCTCGGGTACTGGTTCATTTGCTGCAACGATTGGCGATGGCGTTGTAACCAACGCAAAGCTCGCCACCGATTCGGTCACTACAACAAAAATAGTTAATAATGCGGTAACTGCAGCAAAGATGGCAGACAACTCTGCCGCGATTGTTGCTGACGCAAACCCATCTGGTTCTGGCGCCTTTATTGGTCAACAATGGATCAATACAGCCACAGCGGTTGAATATACCTGGGACGGTATTGCCTGGCTGCGCCAGGCTTCGCTTGCCTCGCTGACATTTGTTGATTCTTCACCACTTACTTTCTCCGTCGCCTATCCAGACCCTTATAGCGCTGAAATTACAACAACGCTCGACACTCAATCGGCGAATCGCGTATTCGCTGGTCCAACTACGGGAGACGCAGCATCACCAACTTTCCGCGCGCTTGTCCCTGCTGACTTGCCTGACGCAACAAGCTCAACCAAGGGTGCCGTTGTTCCCGGCACGGGTTTATCAATTAGCACGGGAACATTAAACCACAGCAATAGTGTTACTGCTGGTACAGCCACAAAGATTACATTTGACGCGCAAGGTCATGTAACCGCTGGGGCTTCACTGCTCGCCGCCGACATCCCGAGCTTGGATGCGAGCAAGATTGCAACGGGCACCTTCGGCTCATCTGCACTAGCCAATGAAAGCATTACTGCCGCCAAACTTGCTGATTACTCTACGGCGCAGATCGGTTCTACGGTTCCATCCGCTGATTTTATCGGTCAGTTCTTCTTAAATCCGCTAGAGCGCACCGTCTACATGTGGGACGGTAACGTTTGGCAGCCGGTTGGTATTACTGCAGGTACTGTTATTTTTGCAGGTACTTACGACGCAAATACAAACCAAATTGCGTCAGTCACAGCAGATGGTTCTTCGCTTGGCCTTAGCGTCGGCAACCCGCTGCCCGCTGCTAGCGCTACAAACCAAAACTACTTTGTCATTGTAAGCAACGCGGGTACTGGTACGAGTCCGGCACCGACAGTTGGACTTCTGCCGCCTGACCTAATTCTTTCTACGGGCACTGCATGGGTGCGGATTGAATCATCTGACGCCTATATCGCTCAGGTCGCTACACAGGTTTCGTTTACGCCCGCCGGCCAGATTTCTAGCACAAATGTCCAAGCGGCAATTGAAGAAGTAAGTAGCGAATGCCGTATTGCCACGAATATCACCAGCGGCACGCTTGCAACAACCGTTGGCGGTACTGGACTTACCAGTTATGTGAAAGGCGATTTGATCGCAGGATCTGGCACCAACGTGCTATCCAAGCTTGCTGTTGGCACAAATGGCTTTATCCTTAAAGCTAACAGTGGAACCGCAACAGGTCTTGAGTGGGCTACTTATGACGCCCTCGTGACAAGTGGCGGCACGATGACTGGCAACATTGCGCTGTCGTCAACTGCTGCTCTTGTTTTTGAAGGAAGTACCGAGGACGCATATGAAACAACTCTCTCAGCAGTTGATCCAACCGCCGATCACACTGTGTCTCTGCCCAACGCCTCCGGTACTTTGGCCTTGACTAGCGATCTAGATGACGGCACTTACTAAGCTGTAGGGGTAAGTTCCGGCCTGCGGGCGTTAAGGAATGTCCAGCGTTAATCCCCTGCAACTTCTCCGCAGCAGCACCGCAAACAAGCGCCCCCTTCCTGCGGGACTTGTTGATGGTCGTCCCGCAATCAATACAAATAGTGCAAGCCCTGGTCTGTTCTTCAAGGACAGCACTGGTGGCCTGGTAAAAGTAGGCCCGGTGCATGTTGGCACTACGGCACCCAACGTTTCGCCTGCTAGCGGCGGTGCAACGGGCAACAGCGTGGGTGAGCAATGGCTCGACACCACCGGCGGTACCTACGTGCTCAAGATCTGGGATGGATCAGCGTGGCGCAGCGAGAGCGGCACGTTCGTAGACGTGAACGGCGACGTGATGACTGGTGCGCTGGTGATGGACAACCAGCAGCAGGTGCGCTTCCGCGAGACCACTGCAAATGGTACCAATCACATCGCCCTGCAGGCCCCGGCGTCAGTTGCGTCCGACAAGACGATCACGCTGCCTGATGTGAATGGCACCATTGTCACTACTGGTGATAGTGAAACAGTGACCAGTACGATGATTAGAAATGATACCATCGTCAACGCAGATATTAATTCAAGCGCCGCCATTGCTGGCACCAAGATTAGTCCTGATTTCGGCAGCCAGACAGTTCAAACCACTGGCATTTTTAGCGCTGCAGGTGGTAGTGCTGCTGCACCTTCCATTGCATTCACTGGCGACACCAACACCGGCATCTACTCCCCCGGCGCAGACCAAGTAGCCATCAGCACTGGTGGGTCTGGCAGGTTGTTTGTTGATGCGAATGGGAATATCAATATTGGATCTTCGTTTGCCGGATTTGGTAATGGCAGTGGTGTTGAAATCCAAAGAAGCACAACGGCTACGCTTCGCTTAACCGGAAACAGCGGCGTCGGTTGTGAGTTCTACAACACTGGATCACTTGCGTCTATCCAAACGCGCTCAGCAATTCCGTTCACTATTCAAACAAATGAACAGGAACGCCTGCGCATCACCTCGGCAGGGCTCGTAGGCGTGGGGACTAGTTCGCCTAGCGATAAATTCGAAATTGCTAATGGAACAACCGATGCGGCAAATGCTTTAGGAATTCGGTCAGGTCGCTACCTAAATGCCAGTCAAGAGGGGGCTCAACTTAAATACTATTCAGACAATACTTCTTCCTGGCTTGGCACCAGAGAAGTGGCGAGGATTGGCGCTTACGGCCTCAACAGCGATCATCGCATTGGAAGCCTTGCGTTTGCAATAAAGACTACAAATAGCGCCTCGGACCCAACCGAGATGATGCGCCTTACGCCCACTGGATTAGGGGTGGGCACTACGAGTCCTAGCACGACACTAGACATTGCCGGTGCCACAGGTAGTTCAACTACCTCAAATCTTCTCACGCTGAGGAACCAGTCTGCATCAAATGCTGGCAACATTGCTCAGATGCAGTTTTTCTGTTCCAATACTTTTGGCGGCAGCGAAGCAGTTGCGGCCATTCAAGCACTTAACCCTAATGCGGGTGCCAATAATGGCGGGGCGCTTGTACTCGCCGTGTCTTCTAATGGCACGGCCACAACTCCCTCCGAACGCGCCCGCATCGACTCCTCAGGCAACGTAGGCATAGGGACTAGTTCGCCTGGCTCAAAGTTACACGTTGCTGGCGGCGCAACAGTTGTAAGTATTGGATCAAATGATGCTGGCGATACTGGTGCGGCTATCTTTTATGGAACAGGCACAAAATATAACTGGAAAATAGGCGCTCAACAAAATGTAGATAATGCACTTGAGATCACGCCATCTACCGCTGCAGGGGGGACAACGTTCACAACACCTTTGTTGGTAATCAACTCCGCAGGCAACGTAGGGATTGGCACTTCTACAGTTAACACCACACTAGAAGTCCTTAATTCTTCGGCGCCAATTATTCGTGTTGGCGACGGCACTCGCCACATGGAGTTGCGCGGTGGTTCCACCACACAGAACGCCGCCATTGGAACTAACTACGCTGGCGGCTTTGACATTATTCAAAACGGCAGCGCAGCAGTCACCATTGATACATCGAAGCGCCTCTTAGTTGGTACGTCTTCCACGTCTAGCAATACAACACTCCTTCTCCAAGGATACAGCGGTACCACTGGTCCTGGTGTGTTGCGTTGCTGCACAACTACAAATGGACCAACTTCAACAGAAGACCTCGGCTATATCATGTTTGGCGATGCCACGCATGTAAATGCTGCGTGGATACAGGCACAAAGGGATGGAGGGACTTGGACTGCTGGATCTAGCTACCCAGGCCGCCTAGTGTTCTCCACTACTGCGGATGGGGCGAGTTCTCCGACGGAGCGGATGAGGATTTCTAGTGATGGAAGTTTGTATATTGGCGGGACCATTAGTACGCTTGCTACAAACACAATATCCTCTGCGTACGCGGGTGATACTGGTCGCTGGGTTTACAACGGTAAAAGCACTGTTTCGGTGCTGGATATTAACCAAACCTTTGATGATACCGATGCCCGAAACGCTATTCGTTTTTACCGCAACGAAACAGAAGTCGGTTCAGTTAGTGTCTCGACAACGGCCACCTCTTACAACACCTCTTCCGACTACCGCCTTAAGGAAAACGTCACCGCAGTCACTGACGGCATCACCCGCCTTCGGCAACTGAAGCCTAGCCGCTTCAACTTCAAGGCTGACCCCAGCCACACTGTTGACGGCTTCATCGCTCACGAAACTCAAGCTGTAGTTCCTGAAGCGGTCACGGGCTCCAAAGATGCAGTGGATGATGATGGCAACCCCGTCTACCAAGGCATCGACCAGTCCAAGCTGGTGCCGCTGCTGACGGCTGCGTTGCAGGAAGCCATTGGTGAAATCGAATCACTGAAGGCTCGTGTTGCTGCACTCGAAGCCAACTAGACGAGTCCCCTTCTCTAATGCAGACCCTCGATCAACACAATCAGCAGGCGCTGGGCATGTTCCAGCTAAACACCCAGCCCCATCCCAACGGGATCGCTTGCCCTGAGTGCCAACAGGAGCTGATGGACTCCAACCCATCAGTTTGCCTTACAAGTTGGCCACCGCAGTATGGGGTGCATTGCCCAAGCTGCAGCTACACCGGCACTCGTTACTAGTCTTTGACCCTTCTGCGCCTGAAATATGAATTAAAGTGACAGAGATGTCACTTTTTTCTTTTTGTGCCACCGACCCTGTTCGAACTTTGGGATGCGTTCCTGCAAGAGCGATCCATCTCGCTCTGTCCAACCAGCCTGACCTCTGACTATCGCCAAGTTACGAAATGGCTGAAAGGCTGTCCCGTGCAAGATCCATTGCAGGCGCGCCAAGCGATGATTTGGGTGCTGGGACAAAAACCAGTTCTCATGTCTCGCCGAGTTGCAATGTACCTTAAAACAATGTGCAAATGGGCGGCACAAGAGGACGTAGCGCTTCTTGAGCGAAACCCCCTCGCAAGTTTCAAGATGCCAAAAGCGCCTCAACGTGACAATGAAATTATCGTAATACCCAGAAATGAAGTTGAGATTGTACTAGGCGTTCTCGGGGCCAAGTTTACATATCAAAACGTAAATTGGGGATACTATGCAGAGTTCATGCTTCAAACAGCAATGCGAACTGGCGAAGTCAGAGCGCTTATGTGGAAGGACATTAAGGATGGCAAAATTCTTGTGCATCAGAACTATACGTTGACGCATGGCTTAAAAAATAGCACAAAAACAAATAAAAAGCGCTGGGTTCCACTGAATAAGCGCTGCAAAGAAATTCTTGACTCAGTTCCACATAGCAATGATTTTATATTTCCATGGGATCGTCTTGCCTTTCAGAGCTATTTTCGCAAAAAACTACTTCCAATAAAGCGTGTCGGCTTAATTTCGCACGTCTATCGTCCGTATGATTGTCGCCACACCGCTATCAGTCGCTGGATCGAAGCAGGGATTCCCGTACCGCAGGTCGCTGCATGGGCCGGAAATACCAGCGAGGTGATCTTCAAGCACTACTGCAACACCACCCAAGAATACGAAATGCCTGTACTATGAGAAGCGAAAGCTTCCCTTGCGCATGGCCAACACCGTATTTGAATGGAATGTGGCAAATATGGAGCGCCACACCTCTGATGGTGCAATTTTTACGGTTCATTATACGATTTCGGCTAACAACGGCATCTACGGCAGTTCCGCCTATGGCAGTGTCGGACTGGAGCAGCCAGATCCTGCCACCATGATCCCCTACGCTGATCTCACAAAAGAGGTCGTACTGGGATGGGTGCAGGACAAGTTGGGCGGCCCTGAGAAAATCGCTGAGATCGAGGCGGCCCTGCAAGCTCAGATTGACGAACAGCAAGCGCCGACAAAAGCCGCAGGAGTCCCCTGGGGCTAGAGTTTTAGTAGGTCCGCCAAAGCCCGTGCGCAGTCTCAGGACATGTGCATAGGCTTTTTTATTTGCTTTGATTTAATGAAAAAGCTAACTACTGCTCAAAAATATGCGGCGCTGAAACGACAGACTGAAAAAGCTGGAATGACGGTAAGCGAAAAAGACGGTAAGCTTATCGTGCGTCGCAAGCCTAAAAAGAGGAAGTAACGATGGCAGTAAAAGCAAAAACTGGTACGGCGTCAGTTCAGCATCAATCTGGTCGCCCGAAAACTACAAAACAGGGTTATGGGCAGCATTCACGCCCTCGCCGTCGCGGCAAAAAGAAACTGAGGGGACAGGGCCGCTAGGCTGCAAGGGAATGCCGTTGCGCCGTGGCGGAAGACAATCAAAGCAAACCGCGAGCGCTGTTCAACTGGAAGGGCGTAGAGGAGCAAGTGGCTGCTGGACTGATCCTGATGGCAACATGCGGGATTGGGTTTATTGCATTTACGGTCCCACAGCGACTTGATTTAATTCTTGAAAGACTTACGGCAATCGCTCAAAGAGTAACAGTTTTAGAAGATCGCGTTGATCGGGTGGAAGATGATGTTGACGATCTAAAGCTAAAGACTCGTCACATGTGGAAGTAATGCCTAACTGGCTTCAGCGATCAGTGATGACAATTTCTGCAGTCATCGCCTTGACAGCTCTTGTCCAGTGGGGTGCGTGTCGCTTTTATGCACTTCCAACGGCTTGGCCGTGGTATGCGAAATACGTTGGAACGGAGCAAGGGGCGAGAATTGACATAACGCCTCTTGGGTGCAATGACGTTGACAATAGAACAATTACAGTCTTGATGACTGTTTTGACTACGCTGATCTCCCTTAGTCGAAACGCTGAGTAGTCTGAAGCAGATACGCTGCTCTGCTTACGATGAAAGGGCTTTTCGTTCAGCTCGCCAAGGTTTTGTTAAGGTTTGCCCTTGATAAAACAGTCAGAGAAGCACTTCCTAGAATCTACGAAAAGCTTGATATTTCTGTACCAATTGCAATTGTCAATGGCGCCCCTCCTGCTGTTGTCGAATCAGAGATCTCTTATCTTGCTAAAAAGTTTAGCGATGGGCAGGTTTCTGATACCACAATCGAAGCTTTGGCGCTTCTCTATAATCCAGTCAAGAATGCTGTTCGCACGCAACGAAAAGCACGATGAGTGACTTTCTTTCCGCCGCCCGTTGGACCGACAAGCAGTATCCAGAGTCGCATCAAATTGCTGCTTGGAACTATGCTTGGGCGCTGCTAACAAAGGAACAGCAAAAAGAGTTTCTTGAGCTTTTTCGTGCTTCACCAGAACAGAAGCCATCTGCTTTCGCTGATTACAGCTCAGCAATGAAGCTGATCAAGGAGTTCGAGGGTTGTCATCTGAGCGCCTATCCAGATCCATTGCATGGCTGGGATGTTGCGACAATTGGATATGGTACAACTCGCTATTCAGATGGGCGCAAGGTGCAGCGAGGTGACAAAATTACAGTTATTGACGCCGATCAATTACTAAAGACTGAGATTGAGCGAATCGCCGAAAAGCTGCGTGCAACAATTCCTTTTTGGAATGCAATGGGCATAAATCAACAAGGTGCGCTCATCAGTTTTGCCTACAATTTAGGCACGGGATTTTACGGGAGCGCTGGCTTCGAGACGATCAGCAAGCGTTTGCGTGAAAAAGACTGGAGACAGGTACCTGCAGCAATGGAGTTGTATCGCAACCCAGGCAGCAACGTTGAGGCGGGCCTCCTGAGGCGCCGCAGGGCAGAGGGAGCGTTATGGGCCAAAGATTTTGTTGTCGCCGACCCAGAGACCAGCAAGCTGCGCCCTAGTAGCTCTTTCTCGTCTCGGATCACCCCGCACATCAGACTTGGTGAATTTGCCTTAGACAAGGAGGAGCGCAGGTTTCAGCATCAATATCAGCTTGATACAGCAGCAGAGCTTGCAGCTTTTCTTGAGCGCGCACGTACTGCCTTTGGTGGCAAGCCAATAATCATCACAAGTGGCTATCGCCCACCTCATATCAACAAATCGGTTGGCGGCGCAAGTCAATCAGAGCATCTTTACAACGCACCGAACGTTGGTGCAGTTGACTGGTACATCGAGGGTGTTGATATTTATAAGTTGCAAGAATGGTGCATCAAGAATTGGCCCTACAGCACTGGAAAAGGTGCGCCAAAAAAATTCATTCACACTGGAATCAGGGCAGGGCGCCCAAAAGTAGTCTGGGATTATTGAATTAGACCTGTAGATCTTTTTTGACACTTAAAATCATCGCACAACGACGCAAGCCATTCTGTTCTATTTTTTGCAATCGTCCTCTTGATAGCCCCGTTGCTTCACATATTATCTTCCAAGGGGTCGGAGGATCTTTTATTCGTTCAAGAACAACAAATTTAGTTTTTTCGTCAAGGTAAGTTTCTATCGCTGAGTAAATATCATCTATTATTGATGCTCGATGAACTTGTTCAATTGTATTTGAATTATCTTGATCAGCGATTAATTCAATTAAAAATGAGCTTGATTCCGTATCGTTCGCCTGTTTATCGAGACTTGTGTTGGCGCGCGGGGCTGTTAATGCGTTCTTAATTTCATCTACTGAAAGATTGGATGACTCTGATATTTCATTAATCGTTGGTTCGCGCCCTAGCCCCTTTGTTAGTATTTCGACCGCCTTGTTAATTCTAAAAGTTGCATCATGAACACCAATTGGCAGGCGAATGGTAAGATCGGAAAATTGCATGGACCGTTGTATCGCCTGTCTGATCCACCAGTAGGCGTATGTACTCATTGCATACCCACGAGTCGGATCGAATTTTTCTACCGCCCTAGCCAATCCAACATTCCCCTCCTGAACCAAATCCATCAGGTCAAGACTATGACAGCGATTGGTGTATTTTCTTGCAATGTTTACGACTAACCTCAGGTTGCATTTGATAAATTTCTCTCTCGCCCTTTTGCCGCTTCTTGCTATCTTTTTTTCTTCTTCTGTGTATACTGACTCATCTTTTTCTTTAATTGTCATCCAAGCCTGAATCTGCGTACCAAGCATGACCTCCTGTGTTTTTGTGAGCAGGGGGTATCGCCCTATCTCATTGAGGTAGCTCTGAATCGCGTCACGGGCCATCGTCGTCGGAAATACCTTGAGAGACTTGTAAGCAGTGGAGCTTCCATTTGGCTTGCCACTCCTGTGCATGATCCCACACCATGCCGATTCCGTAAACACGCCATTTCCAATTGTTCTCCTTACATGGCGCCTGAAGCCATGGCTTGTTACTGTCAGTCATAACCGTCTGTTTAACAATGATGTCATCACCAACGTATCGCGCCGAAGACGAGTTCCAGGAGAAGCTGAACTCTGAGCGTCTTAAGGAATTGTTTAGAGCAAGCGATTATCAGGGGCTGCTTGATTTTGCCTTGCTCTTAAATCACCAAGCATCGTTTAACAACAGCAGAGCGGTGTGGGCGATAGGGGAAGCAATGAAAAATATGAGCGCAGAATTTTCGCTTGATAAATATCAAAAAATGATTGACGATCTCGCTTGATTATGTCCAGATACTTTGACGCACTGTTTCGCTATTGTTGTAGTTCCCCTTGACGGCGTAGCTGACGAGTGGCGCGTCGGACATGCGTTGAAAAACAACCTGCCCAATCAAGAGACCTGGATACAGGGGAATTGGGTGAATCTGCCTGATGTTATGAAGCTCGAGCGTCAGACGGCTTCCATGAAACCCAGGGTCGATGTATGCGCTGAGTGCATGAGAGTAGCCTTCACGCCCCCTGCTTGACTTGAGAGCGAAGTGCCCGGCCACGTCCTCGGGCATGTTGAAGATCTCTTCGGTGCAGGCAAGGCAGAACTGCCCTGCACGCAGCAGCCAAGGATTCTCTTTTGTGAAACCAGAAAGAGGCGTGGGGATGAGTTGATCTGTTGCGACGGACTCGATCATGATCTGATCGCCCAGTCGCACGTCATAGCTTGCTGGGTTGAGCTGCTCTGACCTGTAAGGCAGCATCATTGCCTGTTCTTTGCACAAGCGCTCGATTTCGTGATCACAGAGAATGCTCATGACTCAAATGCGGCCTGCCCGATCAATGGGAATTGCTCAATAAAGATCTTCTTGCACTCTTCTGCAATCTTTTGATGCTCTAGCTGCGTACCGTTTTCACAGCGCAACTGAATGTAATGCACCCAGGACCGCAGTGTTCCGTGCATATAAAGAGTCGTCGGAGTACAAAGCGGCAGAATTCGACGCGCAGTCTCTTTCGCTACGCCCTGCTCAAGCATTTCGGAGTAGGCATCAAATGCGCTACCTATAACTTTTGCGGCTGCAAACTGAAGATCAGACTTTTGTTGATCAGGGAAGTCGTCATGGCTACTTTGCCTGTTCTTTAGATCTTGCCTTCTGAAGTCAGGAACTGCTGCAATTACAGTCTCTGCATAACGAGTAGAAAACTCTTGAAAACTGAAGCTTCTGTGGCGCAGTATTTGGGTGGCGATGTCACGTTCAGTATTGATCCTGACGCACATCGAGCACATTTCCAGCGGCGACCAATGCTTGTGACTGATCAAATATCTAATCAGCTTTGCGCCAGTCTCCCAGTTGTCTTCATTGCTTGGGTTGCTAACCCTCGCCATTTTCACGACTAAACGCTCTGCATCTGGCGTGCAGTGAATGAATTCAACCCTCACTCTTCGCCTCGCTTGCCTTTAGTAGCACGAAATGAGCGAAAGCGACATGCGATGCAGCCGCTTGCTTATTTGCGGGCGCATTGGGATAAGAGCCCTCCCAGTATTCACGAAAAAGTTTTTCGAGATCATCAAAATCAAACATCGTCTTGCTCCTTGTTCATGTACTTGTCAGCGAGTCCAGTGTAGAGAGAGTACATGGGGTGGCTTTTGTCGCTGCGCCCGTCTTGTTCATACCAAGACTCCAAGCGATCTTGCCGCTTCTGTTCTTCAACGGGATTGACCATTGTGCTGTGAGCGATGTTTGTTGATCCAGTGAGCCGCCTGGGCGCACCGCCACCCGTAGCAGGCAGCAGCACGAACAAGCGCTCTCAGGTTGGCAGTTAGGGACGCTTCTGAGGTCCAGACGGCTTCAATGATGGCATCTGCTTCGGGATCCGTCATCTGCGTGTAACGGGAATGTTTAATCTGCGTTGCCTTGCACAAGGTCCGTCAAGTCTGGCTTTTTGTAATTTGGACCCTTCGTCACTTTTCCCGCTTCATTTCTGATCGGGGCGCCTGCATCATCGAGCTTGCTCATGTTGCTGTCAAAGATGCGTTGCATCGCTTCATCAAGATCCCAGTCCATATTTTCCGCCGCCTGATAGCAGACGAAGACAAGATCAGCAAGTTCTTTCAGGAGATCGGCGTGAGTAGCAATATCACTCTGTCTGAACGCATCAAATGCTTCAATGACTTCTGTGTACTCTTCAATAATCAACTTGATTTGCAGATTGTACTGAAGGCTGCCGCGTTGATTATCGCTTTCAACTTCAAACGCTTTTCGCCATTGCCGTGCTTGTTGCTGCAGTTGTCCCATGTTGATAGAGAAAGAAAAAGCCCTGCCGAAGCAGGGCGTGAACAGTGATGCGTGAATCAGAGATCCAGATCGTCGTCGCCTTCAGCGTCAGCAGCTTCTGCGTCGCTCATGGAGGTCAGTACGATCTTGCCTGCTTCAGCAGTCACCTGCACCTTGCTACCAGGCTCGAAGCCAGCGATGGCGCTGTGACGGGCGCCCACGACGCAGTTGCCGGTCTTGCCCACAGTCACGATGGGAGCGCGGCCCTTGCGGGAGCTGTAGGCGCGGCGAGCAGAAGGAATGACCAGGCCGGTAGAGGCTTCGGTCAGAGCCTTGAAGAACTCGTTCTTGTGGATGCGAGTCTGGGTTTCACCGGTTTCAGCGTCGGTGATCTTGGTGTAGTAGCCAGCGCCATAGGCCAGCTCATCGCCGGGAACGCCTTGGTTGCTCTGGGCGTACTCGAGCAGCTCCTGACCTACTTTGCGCTCACCGCCAACCCGCACCTTGCTGGTTTTGGTGGCTTCAGTGGCTTCAGTTTCAGGAGTGAGAACTTCAGGGGACATTTCAGTGTCAGTTTCGATGGGGTCAAGGACTGCAGTATCTGAGTCCCGTTTTTTGCGTGCCATAACGGCTGCGTGAGAACTCGTGCAAATTAGCACAGCGTCCTTCTTTTTGCAAGAAACCGTGTCAGGGCTTCAGTGCAAGCGTCATGGTGGTGGCAGCTTCCACATCAAGGCGAGTGACCTTGATGTGAACGCCTGGGCCGTCAGACGGATCGCAAAACAGCTTCATTGATGAAGCCGCAACGATCAAAGCGTCGTCATCATAACATATTTTTGTTAGTGCATCACCGCAGGCCCTGAGCAGCTTGTCTGCATCGCCCTTATTGGAATGAAACAGAGGGGCGTTGCTCTTCAGTTCGCCTCTGCTGTTGAAATGCAACTTAGGGCGTGGCATGTAAAATAATGTTGACAGTACAAATAGCCCACTTGTTTCCCAGTTTCGTGGGCGAGTGATTGCCGCCATGCGCCCGATAGAAGCCCTCCAGGCGTAGAGACCCTTGGACTGCTCCACCATTGCCACAGCAACGCGCTGACGGCCTTCACGGTCGGTGTAGGCGCGGCCAAAGGCGCTTTTGGAGCCCTGTGTCTCGGGTTTGCCGGCGACAAAGAATGAATAGGACTGAGCGGCGCATTGCTCAAGTGTTGTCAACAAGTTTGCCGTCATCAATCCCTTTGTCGCGTTTGTAGATTTCTATGAGCTTAGCGATTAAAACACGTCGATTCAGCTTGCTGAGTTTGACACTTAGCTTTTCCGCCAGTTCTTCTGTTTGCTTTACTGTTGGGTTGTTGTAAAGAGCAAGAGGGCGCACAGTGCGCTTTCGCTCCCAAATTGTCAGATCTTCTGCGCAATCAAAAATGTCTTTGTATTTTCTGCCCGCACCAACTTCTTGCAAAAGCTGTGGGTATTGATTGTAGATTCTTTCAAGAATTTGCAATCTTCTGTACTTGTCTGGATTCTTTTTTGTGTAACGCTTATTGATATAATACTTAATCCGCATGTATTCAAAGAACTCTTGCGGGAAGTCAAAACCTTCATTCTGCTCGCCCAGCCATTTTGTAAAACGTGATGCGTATTGCGCTTGAGTCTTGTCTTTGATCGCCGCTTTTGCGCAATTAGCAAGAAACGTTGCGATAGTTGCTTTCTTGATTCCTAGTCCGTGATGAAAGTTAAAGATAAAATCTTTGATTCCTTTCATCACTATGTCTCTGTTGTCAAATGTTTTGTATCCCAAATACACTTTGCTGTCGATAATTTTCCACATCGTCGCAAAGAATAATTCCCCGTCGCCCCCATTGATCAAAGGGCCTAGATGAAGACGTGCATCAGCAACGAGACGGGCGCCATAGAAAATATCACCGCGATCCTTCAGCATGTCATCAAAGCATCAAGTTTTGCGCGAAATTCTTGAATTGTACCCGTGTTCTCAATTACACGATCAAATCCATCCCAATCATCAAGTCCGCCTTCCGAGACATGTGTTTCTTTGTTGACGACGGAAGGGCGAATAATTTTCCACATTTCGCCCCCCATGTCTTTGATCATTTCCGCTTCATTGAGAAAGCGAACATCATCAATAACAACGCCATAGTTCTTTTCTTTTTCAATGCGATATTTCATGCAGTCCAGCCAGATGTTTTGATTAATGCAATCACGCCCCCACTGAGTACCGAGAGTTTGCAGTACGTGCCTGGGTGTTGCGTTAATCTCGGGCACGATTTTTTCTTTATGCGCCCACACCAAGGCAACAGCTTCATCTTTTTCGTAGCCGAGCGAAATAAAAAACTCTGCACCCATGCGCTTGATTGGTTCAGCAAAGCTCATCATGCGATGACTTGTTCGTGCAAGAACGTTCGCCGCAAGTGATTTACCTGATTGAGGGGCGGGGCTATAAAGTCCGATGAGTTTGTTCACTGCAATTTGCTGTCGCTGTTAAATAATACAAGAAAACCCCCGAAGGGGCTTTCAAGTCTTGGGCTTACGAACGATTCACCTTGGCAAGGCCCAGAACCCTCATGCGAAGGGCGGCGCCGCCTTACTCCCTGACGAGACCCCTTGACGTTGCGTGCGCTGGTGCTTTGTCGGCTACCGCTTGGCCCGAGCAGTAGAAGCGTTGGCGCGGGGAGGTGAATCGGTCTTGTTTTATTGGGATCAGACCGTGTTCTGCCAAGCAATCAGAAGGGCATTTCGTCTGCAGCCGGAGCTGTAGAGCGAGATGGCATTTCTTGACCCTGCCGCTCAGGGATCGTGAAATCAGTTGCATCCATGTAGATTGCAACGTAATCAGTGCCGTCCTTTTTCTTCTTGGGGGACACGTTTTTCACGCTTCCAACAAGAGTGACTTGGCGACCGTCTTCCATGAATTTGGTGACAGTCTCAATCTTTTTGCCGTAGAAAGTGGCGTTGACGAAGTGAGTTTGCTTTCCGTTCGTGGTTTTAGAGCGGATGCTGACAACGGCAGTTTTGCCGTAATCGCCATCTTTAACTTGAACTTCGCCGGTCACATAACCACTAGCGACGAGAGTGAGCATCAGAGTTCAGGCTCAATAAGCCTTGGGAATTGGGTGTTTTCGAGTGAGCAGTAAGCTTTGTAACGCTCGATAAATTCTTGCGCACGAGCTTTCAGCTCTTGCTTATTCAGGACATGAACATGAGGTTCACGCCAGTCGTAGCAAACACAGATTACACCCTGAGTTATCTCATTGTCAAGCTCGCCTCGTTTTACAGCAAGATTGTGAGCGAGTGCATATGCAGCAATTTGCACTTCAGCGCTTTTGTAATGCGACATTGACTTTGCTTTTTTCTTGACGCCCTCTTCTTTGTATGAGCGCACTGTCTTCCAGTCCCAGATGCTGTATTGACCGTCCCAGTGCAGGCGCAAGTCAGCGGTTCCTGCATAGCCCAAGTGGCAGTAAAGAGCCTCTTCCATCAAGAAAGATGGAGCGCTGACTTCGTTTTTGAAGTTTTCTTTTTTGATTAAGTCAAGGACGGGCGAGAGATAAGTGATGTACTCATGAATGTTGTAATTCATGACTTCATCCATTGTCGCATGATCCATTTTGTGTTTTTCTGCGTCACCCATGAACGACATTTCAACTTCAGCGTGAATGATCGTTCCCCTGCGCTGCGCCCGTTGCATGATGTCTTCCCAGTTAGGCTCCATCTGTCGCCAGATTTCAAGACCCTTTATTTTGCTGGGATCAAATAACTCAGACGTTCTGCCTAGAACGGAGCTGACGGAGACGTATTCGTGGTCGTCTTTGACGTAGAAGCCTGACTTGGGATGCGCCATGTGTTCTGATTAAAGAGAAGTGTTTGAGAGCAAGAAGTCGGCAGCCTGCCAGTACCCATTATCTCGCAAGTAAACGATAATTGCAAGCAACGCGCGTTTTGATTCCGCTTCCCATTCTCCAGGCGCTCGATCATTGAAGATCGGGGAGATGGCGAGACAGAGTTCGTGTTCAAGTTTGGTCATGTTTCTGCAAAAGAGACGGAAGGACTCGATCAAAAACTTTCTTCCAGTTGACAATGGCTGCGTGACCTTCGTGAGTTGTTCTTACCTCGCCTGGTGCTGCAAGAATTTCAGCGAGCTGTATCGTCTTGTATCTGTGCCCGCAGAACTCACACTGCCTGTATCTGTAAAAATCTCCGCTCGGAGTTCTTAGGGAACTCGTTACCTTTGTGATCAGTGCGTTGCATTTGGGACAGGGCAGGGAGGCTTTGTTGAGAGGCACGGGGGCGGAGAGACTGAAGTTCTAATTTGAGGGAAATTAGGAGTTGACTAGAAGAAGGCTAGAGGTGGGTCTGACTACTGGGCATCAAGCTCATCAGCGATGGCGAGTAAGTCGTCGGCGTCGCACTGCCATATGTCGTGGCCAGGATGCCTTTGCGTCTGGGCTACAGCAGCACGCAGGGCGGCGGCGACAATCTCCGGCATACCTTCTGGCCACCAATCGACGTTAATGCGCACATTGTCGGCGGCATCCAGCACCGCCTGCGCGGCAGGGGAAAGATCAGTCATTTCTTCACCTCGCATGATTGTTGCGTAAGTCCGCAGTAAATGTAGAACGCAGTCCAGATTCCCCCAAGCCCCACGATGGGGACAAAGAAGATGAAGACCAGAACGCCAAATGCGGTGATTAGGCTATCTTTAAGGTCGTTCATGAAGCACTTTCTAGTTCGGTGGCAAGGTCAAGTAAATCGTCTATTTCGATCATCATGGCGTAAGAGGAGCCATTGCAGATTGCATACTCTTCGCTGCGCAGTTGCATCGCAGCAGCCCTCAGGACGGCGGCAGCGCAGCGATAATCTTTTTCGAGAGGGCCATCTAGCCAGCCACAGTTGTTCATGTAGGCATCCAATACTGCATATGCAGCGGGTGAAAGTTTAGTCATAGGGCTTCAAGCTCGGTAGCGATGGATTTGAGATGCTCTTCGCAGCACATGCCATTCCAGTCAAAAAAGAACTGATCCGCAGCAGCGCGAAGGGCGGCGGCAAGCAAAGGAGCCATTTCTTCAGCAAAAGCAGGCAACCCTTCTGGAGGTACGTCGTATTTTGTCAGCGTCACAGCCGTTAAAACTGCCTGAGCAGCGGGTGAAAGTTCAGCCCATTGGTAATCACCTGAATAGTTCTTGTGCAGTGCTGACGGATAATTAGCTTGTGAAATCCTTCTTGAGCGTAGGTCTGCAGATAACGCATCCCTTCACGCCGTACATCTTCCAGGCTGTTGGCTGAGCCACCGGCTTGCCATTCGCCTTCGTCATCCTCCAATTCCCACTCGTAGTGGTTGTCGTCAAGAATGTCAGTCATTTAAGAGGTGGAGGAACTGTCCGGAAATTCCGGAATGTTTAACACGTTCGGGCAACGTGTAAGTACGGCTTACAAGTTGGCAAACGCAGAGGTTGATCGGACTAGGAGGGCTGGGTTGAACTATCTGGAGATCCCGGATGGTTGCCCCAACGGGCGAGAACGGCGCGGGCGGCATTGCCGAAATGCTTTTCGTGCAGGATTCGGCTTACGCCCACCTGCGGCTCAACAACGGCATAGGCCAGCAAAATGGATGCGATCTCGACTTCTGTCGACCCCTCCGGCTCGGGCTCGGCTAGTGCAGCGCGGGCGCGTTCTTTCAATTCTTCTGCAACGCTCCAGTCTGTCTGAAACTGAAGTTCATCGAGTAGCTCATCGCAAAGCTTTCGGAAGTCAGTCATGAGGAAGAGAAGTGATGTTGACTACTAATCCTTAGGATTAGGAATAACAGAGTAAATGGTCATGCTTGCTTTTTCAAACAACTCAATGGCTTCCATTGCCAATCGGAGTTCTTTATCTAAAACATGTTCGTCATAACCGCATACAGCATAAGCTGCTGCTACATGCCTAGCAACTTTGGCATAGATGTAAGCAAAGTCAGGTTTGATAAATTCAACAGGTTCAATCTGATGGGTCATTGTAATTACTCAGGCAGGGATTCAAGAGCACGGCGGATGATGTCGATGTTGCATGTGCCCATACCTTCAAAGGCGCCTACTTCTTCCAGCGCCTGCTCCTTCAAGCTCGGCGGCTTGGAACGCATTGCTTGTCTCAATGCATCTCCAGATGGTGTGATTGTTAAGTGTGTGCTGAACAAAGCACAGGTGTCAAGCCACCTTGCGTCTTGTTCTAGCTGTTCATCAGCGCCCCAGCGGGCGGCTTGGGTGGCGACGTGTTTCAGTGTTTTTGATTCAAAGAAAGTGCCCCCCGTTACAGGGATCTTTGCACGTTTCTTTGTGCCACTGATGCACCAGCTCAGGTGGCGGGGTGATCGGGTGGTCAGTCATTGGTTGTAGGAAGCGGAGGGTGTAGTTGTTCTAAAGCGCACAACATGCACCAAGTGCCTTCATGGCCAGGGATAGTGCTGCTGATCGTATGAGGGTGTGTGCCGTGCTTGGGACAGACAACTTTCGTTGGCGAGTAAACGATTGTTGGACACGGGTTGGAAACCTTGAGGTCAAGAAAGGGAAGGTCAGTCATGAGAAAGAGAAGTGTGTAGATCTAAGCGCTGGGACAATCAACAACCGTTTTGCATTCTTCTAGGTCAATTATGGTTACGTATCCTTCACCGCCCTCGGTTTCCCAGGTGCTCGGATGGGCTTTTGCTACAGCTTGAGCGTCTTCAAGTGTTACGCACGCCTTAATGGGGTAAGAAGACACACCGCACTCGATGCAGCCAACTTGGTAAACGAGATAGCGTGAAGTCACTTTTCGATGCCGAGCGTCGGAACAGGTAGTCCGCCTTCGGTAGGCACGTAGATTGTGCGGTTGCCTTTCTCGCTGCCTTCTTGTAGCCCAACGATGTACAGATACTGCAAATAGCGCGGATTATCTTTCAGAGAATCACCGATGATGCGATTAGCCTCTGCAACACCTTTAGCGCGTTCGATCTCGGCATCCGCTTCGAGCGATGCTGCGTCTTTCTTGGCCTTCGCCTCAAGCACTTTCACCTGGCGTGTGCTTTCAGCTTCCATCAATGAGGCTTTGCCCGCCAAGGTGCGGTTGTAAACACCCAATTGAGGGAGCCCCCAAAGGACAAAAGCGAGTGCCGCAAGAGATGCGACGGTAATGCTGATTGTGAAAACAGTGTTGTTTTTCATGATGAATACTTTGGTTGATTGTTACTTCCAGCGCTCTTGCGCCGCTGGCTTGTCTTTTGAGTAAAAAGCAATGAACTGCCTGTAATTCTCCTCCAACCACTCACGAGTGGCTCGATTCGTCAGCCCAGCAATGCTTGTATCGCTGAGTTGTGCCAGTTCAACAAGTTTCTCGTAGATCGGGCGAGGAAGGGTAAAAGTAACTCGCTGACTTGCGTTGATTTTCATCAGTCGTCCCCGAATGCGTCTTCAGCAGCTTTTGCAAGATCGTCAATCGACTTGGTATTGATCTTGTCGCTGACGGGCTCAGGAATAATTTGAGCGCCCTTGCTGTTCTTGCCCTGATTGAACATCCTGACGTGATCTTTGCCCACTGCTTTCAACAGCGCCGTCGCTTTGTTTTCAGGGATTTCGGCGAGGCTGAGTGATTCGGTGATCGTGAGCACGGTCTTGATTCCGTACTGCGTGATGCCCAGGTCCATCAACTTGGTTTCAAGCTTCTCGTTGACCGAGGTAGGTGCAAACGCCTCGCTGGCTCGCAGACCACCGGGTGTCTCATCAACGGGCTTGCGAGCTGCAGGAGCTGCCTTCGGTGCAGAGGTGCCGCCATCGCTGCCCAGAACAGCATCCAAGGCGTCGTGCTCAACGATCTCCATGGCTGTCACCCAGAGGTAGCGACGGAGGTAGGTCTGCACTGCGCCCAGGTTCTGAATCTCATGCGCCCCCTTGAGAGCAGCGCTGGACATGGGGCTGAAGATCTCGATGCAGTCGTCTGGGTTGCTGCAATCGGTGATGGTCAGCGTGGCTTCTTCTTTGCCGTAGCTAACGACACCTGACAATTCAAGCGACAGAAAGATTTCTTGAACAGTCGGGAGGAAGTCCCCAAGTTCAAAGTAATTGTATCCAGCGAATTTGTTCTTACCGCTTTTTGAGAGTTTTTTGCCCTGAAGCGCGATACGCGCCTGCATGAGCTTCTGATGAACGGACATGCCGTCTTGTGTGTTGAACAGATGCAAGGTAGCATCAGATCAAACAACCTGTCAACCCATTCGCTGCAAAATGCCCACACGCGCTTCGACCTCGCTCAATCGAATCCTGCGAGTGACAGTGAATTTGCTTTTTGAGAAAGGCGAGAGCGTGCAAGCGATTGCAAATCTGATGCAGGGCTTTGTTGACAGAAGAATGATTCAGGAGTGGCACGAAAAGTACTGCGAGATCAATGGAATTGCTACTGAAGAAAATTCGTCTCACAAGCACCTAACAAGAAAGATTCCTGTTGCGCCTATTGATTTTGAAAAAGTAACGCTTGATGAGTTTGAAAAGCGCAAAGAAAGCAACTGGGATGATTTTTAAGCTTTTTCGTTGCGCCCCAGCTTTTTCTTTTTCTTTTTCTCCTTCGCCTTTTCTTCTTTGTCTGCGCCTGGCTTCACGTAAGGGTGCTCGTGAATCTCGATAAAAGTGTCGGCGTATCCTGGTGGATCAAGTTCAGGGTGCAGCGTGAAGATTGACACCCAGTTCGGCGCGGGGCTGATTTTTGGGTAGCCGGAGTTCATAGCTGTAAAAAATTGAGGGAGCTAAGGCTTTTTGAATTTTATCATTCAATTCGTTTTCAATATCTACCTCAATTTTTGCATTGCACATTGCTACGGCTTGATCAAGCTTTGCAAATAAGCAATTCACATCTGTTCTGTAGTAAATATTCATTCCAAACATGTATTTTGTTTTATTGTCATCTTTTATACAGAAGATTGCGTAGTCTCCTTTTTCAATTCTATTGTAATAGTAAAAAGCACAGTTGTGCATGATGCCCGCCAGTTGATGAAGTTCTTTTGTTCCAGTTGCGTAACAAATTGAGTAGCGATCGTCAGTAAATCCATCTTGCAGCTTTTTGCAGAACTGGATTGAAGGATTGCTTTCTTTGAAGCAAAAATGAGCAAATGAGTTCTTTTTGCGCTTTGGTGTTAGCTCAATAAGTGCGTCGTGCAGCTCTCTGATGCTATTATATTCAATTTGTGAAAAATCAAATCCTTCGTTTGCGTTAAGTTCGTGAATCATTCTAAATGTATCATTAAGGATCATATTGCTATAAAGTGCTGAAATAATTGCGTCAATAGACAGGCGATCAAAAACTTTCATTTGCTTTGTTTTTAGATTTTTTGCGCCGTACTCGTAATAAAGACCATCGGAAAATCGGCGTTCTTGCCCAAAGCAATCCAATCGCTCTTGCGTCATTTGTTCAAGAAATTCTTGCGCATGATCTAGCGAGCGATTAATTCTGATGTACTTTGCAAATCGCAATACCCCTTGCGCCATCAGTGGATTTTTCTTGATCGCGCCAAACAAAACCCGCTTACTTTTCTTTCCATTTGTGCGCAAGATTATTTTGACCGGATCTTCCAGTAAAAACTCTCCAACCGAAATTGAGCGAAGCGTCGAGTCGTCAAACCCACAAGTTCCTGGATAGCAGAGCTGCGTCATCAAGGAGAACGGGTCGCTGCTGAGGTGCCGAGTCGAGACCCCGTGACGCTTTAGGAAGCTGCGTAGAAAAACGAGTAGGCGACGCTCCTGTGCCAAATAGAGTCCACGATTAGGATCTTTGTGCATAGGTTTTTTGCGATTATCTTCTTGCTTCCTGCAGAGAATCGCTAACTTGCTACGCATTTGGTTTGGTGATGAAGTGCGAACTCCTGTCGGGCGCCCAATTAAGTTGTAAAAAATAAATCTTTTTTCGCCAGATTTTAGCGTTCTGATTTTAAGTTGAAACTTAAAATGATCGCCAAAGGCTGATTCACCTCCGTGCGTTGACCTAAGGCGAGATGAAAAAGTTATCGAATTTTCATGTTCAAACGCAAAAAGCGTGTAACTTGAAGACGACATTCTTCCTTTTTCTGTCGTTTTCATACCACTACGAAAAGACGCAATCTTTTTGCAGGAGATGTAGTTTTTCTTTTTTTCAGCAGGAATTTGATCAAGCATTGTCTGTTCTGCGTTGAATGAGTGAGTGCGCATTGTGCAAAGTCTTGCACGCTGTCTTTACTTTGTCAATACCTGAGCGCCTCCTAAGCAGGCTTCCTCAAAACTCGAAATCTCAGCAAGCGCATCAGCCGCTACTTTCTCTGCCTCAAAAATCGCATTCACATACGAGAGATAGTCAGCGATATATCTTTTATTTGCTGACGCATAACTCAGTAGCTCGTCTGTTAATGACTTGCATTTTTCAGCAATCAATCTGCATTGCATCAATTCCAAAACGGTGAAAGCTTGCAAATTTTCATTCAAGTTAATGAATTTAACAGCAAGATCTATTGACTTCTTCCTTTGCAGAAATTCTTTCATTACGCGCACACATTGAGTTCTGTACGCACGCTTGTCTTCGTATTTTAAGAAGCGATAATTAAAATCATCGACAAGCGCAAAACAATGAGAGTTTCCAGCAAATCCTGACAACGTTGAGCATAGGGCAAATGTTTCTGCGTTGACTTTTACTTTGTCGCCGACACGCAAATGCTGAGGGGGCGCAAAAGAATCTCCGTCATAACAAAGTATAAATTCATCGCTTATTCTACATTTATCATCAGTGTTTCGCCCGCACACGGGGCAAGGATTTTTACGAGACGAATGATTCACTCTGCACGCTCCGTCATTGCATAGAACTCTTTTGCGAAAGAAATCTCACATGTACCCGTCGCACCCTTTCTGTTTTTCACAACGGCGTACTCATAGCGCATGGCATCTTCATTCTTGTCGTAGTACCAAGGCCAGTAGTTCATAATTACAAGATCAGCATCTTCTTCGATGCGCCCAGATTCACGAAGGTCTGACAGCATCGGCTTTTTATCATTTCTTGACTCAACGCCCCTATTCAATTGACAGACAGCGAGAACATCAACACCAGTTTGCAATGCAACAGTTTTCAGTTTTCGTGTCGCCGCCCCGATTGCAAGTGCGCGTGTTTCAGCTTTTGTTGAATCAGAGTCAAGATCCATCAATGTCAAATAGTCGATAATCACAAGTGACAAATCTTTGTTTTTACGCTTTTCCGTTTTGATCTTTGTCACAACTTGACTTGGCGACACGTTGTAAGTATTTGTGAAAATAAAGTTATCAGCAATGCGCTCAATAGGAATTGATCGAATCCGCTCCTCCTGCTCTTCGTCTTTAATTTGCCTGATGATGTGCCCATAACTAAGAGGAGTACCCCCTTTTTCTAGGCACATCAAATAATCAAGACACGACAACATGCGCTGACAAACTTCTTTATCAGACATTTCAAGCGTGTAAAAAAGCACCTTGGAACCCTTGGTGGCGACATCGAGAGCCAGGTTCATGGCCCAGGTCGATTTGCCACTGCCGGGGCGTCCTGCAACGACGATCAGGCGTCCGTCCGTCCCAAGTGCGGGATGGTTCAGGCCGCCGCCCAGAGCGCTGTTCAGGAAGCCGAAGCGCGTGCGTAGGACACGGTTTTCCTGCTTCGGGCCAAGCAGCATCTCCTTGGCGGCGATGAAGGGATGTACCTCATCTTTTTGTGTTTCTACGCCCTCAATAAGCTGCGCAGCATTTAGCACATAAGAGAGTGCGACTTGCGATTCTTGTATATTGCAGCTTCTTTCTACAATGTCGAGTGAATTCTTTAAGTAATCTTTGACAAGCGAGCGTGAGTGATGAAAATGCCAGATAGGGATAATCTTGTTCTTCCAGACATCAAGATCTTTTTCAACAGGGTGTGAAACAATCTCATCTATGTAATTATCTATTGTCGCCGCATCACATTCAACAATCTTTCGCAGGCGAGTCGAAACTGTAATTTCATTTGTCGGCGCATCCTGGAAAGTTAGTAGTTCTTCTTGTAGGCAGTCGAACATGCTTTTGTTGAGTGCGTCAGAAAATATCTCGCGCCCTTTAGGTAAGTCCATGAATTTATCAATCCAATCTTGCTCGCCAAACCCAAAGCAAAGATGGTTGTAGGCGGCGGCAAGAAAATGTTTTTCTATTTCAACTGAGTCCTGCTGAGTTTCAAAGTCTTCGATGCCGAGTGTTGTCATGTTGCTCTGAGTGGGAGAGTTTGCAGATTGTAGCACGTATTTCAGAATTGCAAGTCGCTTGCTGCGTCTTCGTCAAAAATTGTTGTGACAGCTTGCGTGCTGGGTCTGTTGTTGATTTGCCATGCAGGAGTTTTTTGCTTTCCAAAGCGCTCCCAATTTTCGTAAGTAATTGAATTCCATTTCTTCTCGCCCATTTGCGATTTTTCGATAGCAACTTGCAACTGTTTTTTTACATGCTGCATACCACCGCTTTTATCTTGCAAGATTTTTCTTAGTTGCAAAATCAACCCTGCGAAAGCTCGTTGTGTCCTTGCCCCAGCTTTGTGATCGTTGAAGAAGCTGCAGATCAGCTCTGAGAGGGGCCTGAGATCGTCAGGAACGCTGCTCTGGGTCGCCTTGACTCTCTTGGTAGCGGAACCGGGTGAAAGCGTGTCTGTGGAGGGCGTGGGCGGCGTAGGGATCTGTCGGGGGGATACAGGGGGGATTTCTTCTCTTTTTTTGTTCATTGGTTCTTGTTTGGGTGCAAATCCTGCACCCCCCCAGTGCAAATCCTGCACCCCCCCTAGTGCAGCTCCTGCACCACCCCCTGACTCCCGAACGGGCTCCCCATCGCTCCAGATCATCAATTTGTAAATGTTCGATTGCTGGCCATCTTTATTTTTTCTCGTCTCTTTTCTCACAAGTTTTTTGTCGATAAGTGAATCGATACAATCAATCGCACACCTTTTTGATACGCCTGAATACATTGCAATTGTGTTGTAGCTTGGAAAAACGGACGAGTCAGCACCTGCGCCATTTGCAAAAAACTGCAGCGTTACCAAAATTGAAAATTCAGTACAGCTCAGCCACTTTGCATCTTCTGCGCGTTTTCTGATAATCCAATTTGGCAACGCAGTAAATGACTGCCTTCCGACTATTTCCGCTTTCGGTCTGTCTTCAGATAGCATTTTCAACCTCCTGAATAATTTGCAAAGCAGCTAGCGCAGCTTGAATTTGCTGTTTCTCTATTGTGTCATATTTATTTCTGTCGCCCTTATCTGCTGCGCGAAGCTTACTGATCGCTAATTGTGAAATAAATGATTGCAGCTCATTTGCTTTTTGCGCCTGTCGTAAATTCATTACCGGCGCAAGTTCAGATAGCTGAATTGAAATCCCAATCGGGTCCAAACTTTTCTCGTACAATCTCGCCGATTGTGACTGTGAGTTCGTCATCTGTTTTTCTGAGAAACTTTTTGAATTCGTCGTGAAGCTCAAACTCTTGTTTGTCGAGCAAATCAAGTTGTCTGTGAAATTCACTCATCGCTGGTGAATCTTCCAGGTAGTCAGTTGCTTTTATGTAAAGCGCTGATCTTTTGCTTGTAAGCTCTTGAACTCGTTTTTTGTGTTCATCGCGTCGCGTGATGATGCTGTGTCTGAGATGGACAGCGCGTGCGAGAGACTTTGCAAGCGCTTCGGTCAAGTGCATAGAGCAGAGAGGGGTCGGTGTGCAAAATAACTTGCCGGTGTACTAGTGACACTTAAGCAGTTAAGTGCAAAGTGGCACATAGCCCCTTGACTTTGTACGTCGTCTGTTGTTTAGGCCATGCAAGCTCCCAAGGCTATTGCTGCCAAATTTGCTTGCGCATTGTCTCTTTGATTTTCTTGTGCATTTCGATTGTCCACTTGTAGTGCCAGATCACGTTGTCTGGATCATTGAATTTCTCTGCCTCACGAAGTCGAGTTTCAAAATGAAAAATGCGCGCATCAATTGTTGCAAGCAAGTGAAACCAAGTATCTTCGTCAAGGTCTTCAAGGATGATTGTGCGAGTTCCTGTTGGAAAGTCGCTCTTTTCTTGATTGCGTTTTGTCATTTTGCTTTTGCAAGTTTCTTTTCACTGGGATGTGCGCAAACAAGCTTCTTGCTTTTTTGCTTGACTTCAGTGTTTTCTTTTTCTGCGTGTAGTGCCAAGTGTTTTTCTAGAGCGTTCATGTGCGGGCACTTGCTTCCAACTGCGTGACGTGCAAAAAATTCACGCAATTCTGAAAGCACCCCAAATTCATATTCCGCTTGCTCTGGACCCCACTGCCCAAACGTGCGATCAAGAACAAAAAGCTCATACCATTCGCTATCATCAAGATAGCGTCGCTTAGCCGCCCACATCAAATCTTTATGACGTAGTTTGTTTTGCCGTTTTTGCTCTTTTTCTTGACGCGCACGTTCCTGAGCTTCCCGACGAGAAAGAAATGTTGCCATGTTTCTGAATCAGATGAGAGAGAGTTGTTTGCGATTTGCTTCCTGAATCAACGTTTGAATTGATTTAGAAGAAAGATGGATTTGTGGGAACACCCAGTAATCATGCCTACGCCCGCCCCAGGTTTTGCATTTGAAGTGTGGAAAAGATGAATCACATTTTACCTCTTCAATGATTTCAAACTCCTCCTCCCCATGGAAGCGGGCGAACACGAGGTCTCCGGGCCTGAATCTCAGTCTCTCGCGTCTAGCCATGACAGGGTTTTTGCATAGAACCTCTTAAGTGTAACGTATTGGGTTTCGTCTGTCAATACAAGTCAGCGTATCGACAGCATTTGTGATTCATTTGCTTTGTTCATTGCTTGCAATGATTCTTTCCTTCTGAGTCAGTGTTTTGAAAAAGCGCAGGTTTAGTTTCCACAACGCAGAGCTAATTCTGTCAACGTTCGGAAAAAGTTCTTTTCTGTACTCTGCTGTAATTGCAAGAAAGTTGTCGTCAAGCAAATCAATTAGATGCTCAGCAAGTTGCGCTGATTTTGCAAGAGATTGTTTTAGCTCGCGCATTGTTTGATGCACGAGCATTTTTTCTTCGTCGCTTGCGGGGAAGTTCAAAGCGGCTGCAGGGCTTTCTGTTTGTAGACCCTGATTTCTAGTGCCGCCGGGTAGAGATCCTCGACTGCCCTGATTGCTTCTGAGATGCTTTGTTGCATGAGACGGCCAGAAATGATTTGCTCACCGCCCGTCTCATCGGGCAGAATCACGCAGAAGAAGAAGGGAAGCACGACATGAAGCTCCTAAAGCTTGCGACGATTGTAACTTACAATCTTGCGTGACGGCAAGAAATTTGTGCCCAAGGCTACGAAGTCAGCGTTTAAGCACGGAATTCTCCTGCGCCCCCAGGGGCATTCATTTCAGCGAGAGAAAATAAATAACTATGTTTCTATCGAATGGAAACAGAGATCATTGTACGTCATGCGACGCAGATTTTATTTTCAAGTTTTGAAGGCGCACGTGAAACTTAAGTATCGTTGGTGGAATTATTACTGCATAACTCGCATTGGGGCGCCCGAAGTAAAAGAGTTTTTGTGTCAAGAAACTTTTTATGTTGCGCAGATCTCTAAAAAAGAAGATGCTGAAAAGTTTCGTTCTTATTGGTATTGGTGCAGAAAAAGATCATTTGAAATACTTGAGTGGTTGTGGAATTTACGGGTAGAGGATTATTGCTGGGGGCTTCATCAGTATCTGAAAGGGTTTATTGTGACCAAGCGCCCAATCATGAGTGAAGTCGAAAGGTATGACGCGAAAAGTAGCGAAGAGATTTGTTGCGAAATACTCAGAACGCGGCGAGCTTTTAATAACGGCGAGTCAGGTGAAAAAGAGATTGCATCTATGCAGAGAAGCGTTGTCCAACAACAAATCATACACGACTAGATTCAAAGATATCTATGAGTCGCTTGAAGAAGTTGAGAACAATGCGATGAAAGAATTTGAGATTGCAGGTTTGTTTACAGACAGATACTTTCAACTTCAGATGCGTGCATGGGGTGGAGTTTATACAAGTTACGATGAGAGTGCATTGCCTGAGGGCGCATTTCTTCCATTTGTGCGCACGAGATTTAACTCGCAGACCCCAATAGATGAGGGCTGCATCTGGATTGGAAGCTTTGAGGAGTTTCCTAGAATTTATGTTGCGAACAGTGTTGCTAAATGGGTGGCTCCGTATTCAGGCATGGGTTTTGTGAGAAGTGAGCCGTTTTTACCTTATGCGGAAGCAAGAAAGATCTTGCCTAGACTTGCAAACAAAAAGATCTACCCTGATTTAGATGTTACATTCATCTGAGCTACATGCAAGATAAATGCTTGACATGCTACTTGCAATGCGCTATACTCCGTAAGTTCAATCACAACAGCTCATGCAAATTATTTCAAGACAAGAAAGCGTTAAGCGCAATCTGCGTAATTTAACATTGCATGAATGGATGTGTTATGAAGCGGACAGCGTTGTAAAACACAACTGGACAGATGTTGCTGTTCATGATAAAAAGATAATTAACAAGATGCGCCCAGGTGATACCCGTCTCTGGATTATTTCAGAGATGGGTAGCAACTTTCTTCCCCTGTATTGCAAGCTTTATGAAAAGTACAGACAAGAAGAATCAGAGTACGAGCTTTCTGTCGCCGAAGTTCACATGATGCGCTTTCTAAAAAATGATCGTCTCGGCGAAATGCAAAGCAAGATTGCGCGAGCTACGTCAAAGTTTTATTTCATTACTAAGGGTTTTGGGAAGTATGATTACAATGTCACTCCTGCTACTTTTGGTGGCGTGCTGGATTTGGTATTCAGCGGAAAAGCTAATCAATTCCTGAACTGATTATGAAACTACAGTCCGAACTTTATCTGCACGAACTCAATGCTTTAATGCAGGGTTTGTTTATGCAAATGGAGCATTGCGTTGAAACACTGAAAAAAGAAAAAAGAAGAGCGCAGGTTGCTGCATTTTTTGCGCCGTGGGTTAGTCGAGAGATTTACTCAGCGCTTGCTTTCAAGGCTGATGTAATCATGAAGCATGTTGAGCTTCTTTCTGAACTGCGCGAGAAAATTCTTGAAGCAGAAGGATTTGACGACGACATGCGAGCTATCACATACAAGCAGATTTGCGAAAAAGCTGAACAAATAAATGCTTGACAAGTAGTGAGCAACGCGCTACAATGCAAAGACCGCTCAACGCAGGGCGGTCTTTTTTATTACTTCAGAGATTTCATGCAGACATCATTTAAGCAAGAAGTTGGCAACTTCACATTGTTTCTTGAGAATCACGATGGTATTTCATACAACGCATTGATGAAATCGCTGAGTTGGATTTATCAAAACGTTGAACAATCTGATTACTACGACTCAGCTTTATTCGAGACATCGCAGTTTGTTTCAAAGTTTTTTGCTTTTTTCTGGAGCAAGTATTCCACTCAGAAAGATCTGTTTTTTACGCACAAAAACGAAATTATTTCTATTATCGCCTTTAGATTTGCTCAATCTGCGCTCAATGAATTCAAACTCGGTAATCTTTACTGAGAGTCAATCATGAAAATGAATCCAACTCTTATTGCGCTCGCTGAAACTGTTTTGTACACCGAGTGCGACGATCGTGACGAGCCTCTTGATAAAAACTATTCAATCACGGATTTTGAAGAGGAATCACTGAAAAAGCTTTACACTGATTACCAAAGTTTTATTTCAATAGTAGAAGGAAAAATCACTGCAGCAATAGGCGACAAATGGGATTGCATTGATGACTTTTATGATTTAGCACAACCGGCACCAAATCAAACTGAATATGATTACATACTTACCAGGAACAGATGTGGCGATGGTTTTGATAAAAATTCATGGAATCCTCGGGTTGCTTTAATTCTGAAAGAAGCTGCGCAAAGCCAGCCAGAGGTAGAAGCGTATTTAGGTGATGATGGAAAAATTTATTTCGCCTAACCTTCTCGCCTGCCTGCTTTAATTAGGTGAGCCAGCGAGTTGCAGCTCCTGGCTCTTGACCGTCCAACTCCGATTTGAACGATGCCCAAAAGATTACCGCCTCCCATTGGGAGTGTTTACGGCGGCTGGACTGTTTTAGGGAGTCCAGAGCTAAAAATATATCCTAGTGGAAAAAGAACTTACGTTGTACCAGTTGAATGCAGATGTAAATTTAGAAAAAAAATAGACCTTTATTATTTAACCTCCGGCGAAGCTGGTTCATGCCAGAAGTGCCTAGGCTTGCGCTTTACAAAAAATACTGTCGCAATTGGACAAAAAATTAAAAGCTGGACCGTGATTAAGGAAAGGCGCGGATCTAGCAGTAATCATTACAAAAGACAGTTTTTGGTCGTTTGTGATTGCGGAGCGGAGTCATTAATGACTTCTGACAGGCTTTTTAGCTCAAGGTATCAAAAATGCAGAAAATGCTCAAACGCGGAAAAGGAAACCCACCGCATGTCCAAGACGGATGAATACAGAATTTGGTATAACATGATTCAAAGATGCTACAACAAAGATCACACATCATATGAACTTTATGGCGGGCGCGGTGTTTCTGTTTGTGATCGCTGGAATCCCGCAAATGGCGGTTCGTTTGCAAACTTTTACAAAGACCTGGGACCAAGACCCTCAAAAGATCATCAATTGGACAAAGAGGCGGTTCTTGCTGGTAATAAAATTTACGCCCCAGGTCTTGCGCTTTGGGCTACAAGAAAAGAAAATTGCAGGAGAAGATCAAATTCTATTTTCGTAACATTCAATGGGAGGAAGATTTCGATTTCGGTTCTTGCCGAACAGCATGGAGTTGAATACTATAAGTTGTATCAAAAAATAAAAAATATGAATCTTGCTTCAGAGGATGCAATTAAACAAATTCTTGCAGGAGATAGAATTGCCTCACTTCTTTCAAAAATTGATGAAGAAAAAGAATTTATTTAGAATGAGATACAGAAGCTTAAAAATGGGCGTCCAGTGCCCAACTTGTAAAAGCACAGAAAGAAAAGTTATTGAATCCCGCCCTCAATCAAATGAAGTTAGAAGAAGATGCGTGTGTCAAAACTGCTCAAATAAATTTACGACAATTGAAAAGTTAATTGATCGAGATGACAGAGTTAGCCCTGATTTTTTGTTCGCAGTCTTGAGAGGGCTTTCTTCAATCGAGAAAGCGATTCGCAACCTGCGTCAGTCTCTTGAGACAGGGCTGATGAATTACAAATTAGACGACGACAAATAAATGCTTGACAGCAGCGCCAATTGCTTGTACAATAGAGGGGTCGGGCAAAGCTTGCAAGCCCGCCTCTTCTTTTTATTTTACAGAAAATGCAAAAGGCTATGACTCCAGATGACCATTATGTGTTTGCAGAAACCATGCGTCATTACGGTGGGCATTTTTGCAAAAAGCTTGCAGATGCCTACTGCGCCGCAGACCTTACAAACAAAGCAAAGATTCTGAACGCTTGGCCCGAATTGTTTGAACAGTACGGTCCCGGCTCTCGATTTGCACAGGCTCGCCTTGCTGAAATTCAGAATGTCTGATTTTATTTACGACCCACGCCCGCTCGATCCTCCAGATTATTTCGATCAAGAAATGTCAAACACCGCCACTTGGATTGTTCAGCGTACTAAAGTTCGTTACGACAAAGATCAAAAAATCTTCAACAAAAATGTTTCTCAGGAGTACGGCGAGGGCAGCATGAAAGATGTGCTGCAAATGATTGCACAAATTCATGGGGGTGACTCCCCTGATGACTGTGAAATCTTTATTGATGCGACGCAGATTGTTCCGCGATCTGATGTTTCTGTGCCTGTTTACTTTCAAGTTAATTTCAGTGAAACACATGACGTTCACTGGGTGTTAAAAGAAAAAACGAATACAGGAGAAATCAGCGCGGTAGATGAAGATACTGACTCAGAAGAATTATTTGCACTCGCCGAATACATGATTAACGAGGGCAGAGAATTTTCTGTTGAGTTTGGAACTATTGATCCAACTCCGCAGTATCTTTACGACAACTCCGGCGGAGAGGCTCCTGTCACAATGCGAGAGATTTGCGATTCAGCCTTTAGGCAAAAGCAGGAGCTGAAAAGATAATGAACGTAATTACATTTGAACAACTGCTTGACAATTACTGTTCATGGAAAAACAGTGAGCGAGATGCGTCAAAGCTCAGCCCAGAGGAATTGTTGTATTCCTATTTATTTGAATCAGAGTTTTTGATGGCAGCGATTCATTTATTTCGCATGTGCTTGCAGGAGGAAGATTATGGAAATGCCACCCCATTTGCTGACATGCAATCAAACTTTTTAAAGTATCTAACAGTCGAGGAGCTTCTTATTGTTTGTGAGACTGTATCTCAACAAAAAACTAAAGAATGTGAAATGTTGATTGAGCAGTTGAGAAATGAGTCTAAGTAAGAAAGAAAAACTAGCATTACTTAGCGCAATCTCTTTCATGCACAATTATGGTGAAAACTTTGTCCCTCTTGTGAAAGATGGCGATAAAGAAGAAAATCAACGTGCGTGGAAAGAAGCTAAAGTGATCTACAAAGATTTGCACGCCCGCATCAAGAAAACACTTTAATCATTGACGCTTTATCATGACAGTTGAAACTTTTGACGGTGGTTTTGTCGTTACAGGCGACAGCATTCAAGAATTTCGCAAGCGTGCTTTGTTGCGTGCATTGATGCTTGAAGTTAAGGGAATGAAGATTTCTCGTGGGGCAAGTGCTTGTTCAATTATCAAAAAAGAATACGGACTGACTGGATCAAAGCAGAAGGTTCTTGAGCAGTTCGAGCGCCTTATTTCCGCCTGAGACCTTGATTCCTGCGCCCGCAGTAGGGTTGTTTCCCCTCAGTCGATTCATCCCACGCTGAGGGGATTTCTGCGGCTCACAGAGGATTCTGAGCGAGCTGAGCGATTATTCACTTATTGCATATTTTGATGAGTTCAAAGAGTTTTTCATTGCGCACTGCAGACATTCTTGCGTCGCAGTATTTAACACAAAAGAAACATGCGAGAGCAAGATATGTTTTAACGCAGGGTAATTTTGTTGCTTGTAGTCATTGTTGTCATATTTTTAGAGAGCGATTTGCAACACTTGCGCCCTGGATTATTAAAGCAGACTGCGTGAATAAGAATGATAGATATTTAAAGTGTGATATTTGCGATAGCAAGATATTTACTAAAAACGTGGCTAGATAAATGCTTGACACGTAATGTCACACGTGCTATAATAGCAAAATGCGAGACGAAGAACTAATTTTTCTCTCGCATTTTTGTTTCATTTCTTTCTCAAAAACATGACAAAACAAGAAGCGATTGCTATTTTCAAAGACGAGTGGAATTGCTTTATTAAATTTCAGTCCCCTAACTCTGTTGACGACATTTGTGCAAAGCGCCAAGCATTTGTGCAATTTATAGATCAATTACATCGAGACGGTGAGATTAATGATCGTCAAGTAAATTCCTGGGGTAATCCATTCTGATTTTTTAATTGTGAACGCTCAACAAATCCGCGACTTAGTTGATTCAGGGAGGACAGTTTATTGCGATTCTGAATCATACATCGTAATCAAAGATTCTATTGGACAGTATTTGATTAAATGCTTGGATAATGATTATTGTATTGGGCTGACGCATCGGGACAATACAACCTTGAATGGAATTGATTTCTTTGCAAAAGACGAAAAATAAATGCTTGACACGTTGCATGTAACGTGCTATAATACACACATGCGACGAGAGAACTAATTATTCTTTTGTCGCATTTGTTTCTTTCATTCTCAGAAAATTTCATGTCAAACAAAACTCTTGATCCGATTCTTGTTATTTCCGACAGGAACGGTATTTACATTCCGCAGATTTACTGCAATCACATTGATGAAAAGATTGCTGAGGAGATGCAGATTGATTTTGAAGACGTAAAAATTTGTCAAGAAGGCCCAGATCATGAATGGTACTGGGAATCTTGGGACATTATTTGTCAGAACGCCGAATGGATTTCTGACGGCGTGAAGTGGGGCTTGCATCAAGACGGCGATTTGTGGGAGATCCCGGAGGGATTTTCGTTCGAGGATGAATCGTGATTGAAGCACTCGAAGGCTTTTCTTTCGATGAGGAATGATTCATGAAGATTCAACAAGTTCAAGAGTTCAAGTTATTTGATCGTCGCAACGAACAACTTGTCATTGTTCATTTTCGTCGCATTGATGATTATTTTCTCCTTGAGAAAAGAACGCAAGACGGGAAAGTTATCGACTCGGAAAATGTTGCAGAAAGTTTTGCGAACACTGTTCTTGAGCAAGCGATGATTTGTTTACCCAAGTCTGATCTTGAGGTTACAAAACTTTCTACGGGCACAAAGTTCAATTATCCAACACAGCAAATTTAATCATGACTGCACAGCCTAGTTATTTCTGCATCGCAAATCTTGGTGACGCCGATCCCTTTACTTACGGGGGCGCATTTGTTTGCATTGATCGTCGAGCAATTTACGACCCCATTCTTCTGATTTATGATGAAGATTTTAGAAAGCGCAGTGAAGTTGCACTAGAGCGCTGTCATAAAATTCTTGACGACTCGGGAGAATTCCTGGGCGTCGGGACAAATAGATTTCATCCCAGATACAAAGAATGGTTTAGCGATGAACTTGAGACTGCTGCTAATTTTGCAAACTGGGATCTTCAGGAGTTTATAAATTTACTTACGTCACAAGATGTTGTTAAGTGCGCGAGTGCCTATTTGACACTTGTTAATTATCATGGTGTTGATGAATTTGATCACGATCCATTTAGATACGAAACAGAGCGTGAAGCTGAAAAATTTTGCGACAAAATGCTTGCACAGATAGAAGAATCAAAGACTTGGTGGGATGGTTACTTTCAGAAAGACGAAAAATAAATGCTTGACACGTAAGCTGTTACGTGCTATAATGTAGGCATACAAGCGAGAGAGAGTAATTCTTTTTCGCTTGTATTTGTTTTTTTCAATCAGAAAATTTCATGCTAAAAACTGTCTTTTTTGCAGGAGAAAATTTCTCTTGCACGCTCAAGATTGAGATCAAAGACAAAAATTCTTTCAAGTCTTTGAGTATTGTCGGTACTTGCTTCACGGGTAAAAAACTTCTCAAATCAGAAAAGAATTTACTCGGCTGGGGACAGATTCAAGATCAGGTCAAGGAAATTATTCCCGCACGACTCTACGAAATCTGGAAGCGTTGGCACTTAAATGACATGCGTGCTGGAACATTTGTGCAAGAAGAAATCTTGCGTCAGGCAAAAGCTTCTGGAGTTGAGCTAAATGATTACGATGACGCCTGCAATTACTTGCAACGCTTTGATGCGTTAGTTGATGACGGATACAAATACGGAAGCAAGTGGTTGAAAGAAGAATTGCCGCAAGAAGTTATTGATTATGTTTGCTGTCTCTGATTTTATTCAATTCAACACGGAGTTTTATCATGCCTAACTGGTGCGAAAATCGCGTTTCGATTACTGCGGAAGCAGATCAGATCAAAGAGATCAAAGAGTTATTTTCTCAAGATAATCCGTTCAGTAAGATTCTTCCTCAGCCCTCAGAAGAGGAATTGCCACAGGACAATGATTTTACACCCGGATGGTATTCATGGCGCGTAAATCATTGGGGAACAAAGTGGGACATTGAAGCAGCGGATGTTTCTTTTGTTGAAGATGAAGATGAGTATTTGCAAATGATGTTTATGACTGCATGGGCACCGCCTTGCGGTATTTGTGAAAAACTTCGTGAAATGTACGAAGATGCGTCAATTACTTGGTTTTATGACGAGCCGGGTATTCAAGACGCTGGTTACATTTAACTAACTCATTTAATTTCATCATGACAAATCTTTGTACACCTGCGCCATTTGAATGTTATCTGTACATTTATGATTGCAAGTCAGGCCAAAAGTTTTTCAAAGAAATCAAAGATGATGACATTCTTGATTTAGAAACTCAAGTGATTCACTGGGTTAAAGATTATTTCAGCGGTGAAGCAGAAGTAGATCTCCCTTTAATTCATGGAATGGATGGGGATTATTTTGCAAGCATCAAGACTGATTTCAATCCCTTTGACTCAGTTATTTCCTGGGAATCTGCAGGATTTTACATCAAACACATTGATTGAATCATGAAAGACTTCTTTTCTGAACACAAAGAGTTTCTTCACGCAGTACTTGCTATCACTGCGGGCACAGCGATTGGTTTTGTTTGTGCTAGATTCATTAACGAAAAGCTGAGTAATCATGCTTTTCATCACTGCCCCGCCGAACGTCTTATTTTTATGAATGACGCACTTGTTGGCGGTAAATACATCTGCTTGAAAAAATGACTGACAGCTTGAGCAAATTTGTTGACGACGAGGTGATTCGTATTGTCAAAACATCCACAACTTACAAACACATTTGCAAATCAAAAGATCACGATCAATTTATGGATGTAACTATTAAGCAGTGGGATTCTGTTACGGGAAACATTTTATGTTATCTCAAAAACAAGTACAGAAAGCAGTTTGTTTTTACGCAAGCTAAGTTATTTGTAATTGCAAAGCTTGCGAGTGTTGAATTGCTGAAGCGAGAAAATAAATTCAAAGATTCAACAGATAAATGCTTGACGCGTAACGTGTGACATGCTATAATAGCAACATGCGAGGGGGAGGAAGTACTTTTCTTCCTCTCGCATTTATTTCTTTTTCACAGACAATCATGAATTTCCGCGCCCCTCTTTTTGTTTCTGACGAGATTGATTATGACGTGTTTCAGTTATTAACTGAAGCGCAGAAATCTAAATTGCTGACTTGGGCATTGATTCTTGACGTTAAAGTTAAAGACATGCTCAAAGACGCAAAGTTTATGTGCGAACAGATTAACGATCAAAGCAAAGAAGTTTTCTTGTTTGGGATTCTTCCTAACTGCAAAATGTACGGATGTATTTCTCCTGACGGATCTTCGCACACCTGATTTTTTAATTCACTCGCCCCCCATTTTTCAAGGAAATGCAAATTACAGAACAGCAGCAAATTGTGTGGGAAGATTTCTCACGAGGTTTTCACGGCGGCAGGATTGATTCGGAAGAAATTTGCACATTTGATGAAGACGGAGAAAAGCAATTTATTTCTTTCTCGGTTCGTGAATACACAAGTGATCACGAAGATTTCTTCGGAGTTTGCTGTCCGATGTGGGAGATTTATTTGTGGATCAGAGAAGTTAGAAGCATCGGCGGCGAACAGGAATACGAAACAGAAGTTCAATACATGACAGGAAATGATTTCTGCCGTGCAGAATACGCACAAGAGTTCTGCGAATATATTTTTTATTCGATTAAAAAACACGGGAACCTTTCCCGTCTACCCGTTTCAGAACGTGTAGAAGACTGAATTTGCTTTTTAATCACTTCGCTAATTCATTATGATTGACAAGAAAACATGTCAAGTTCTTTGGGTTTATGGGGCACTTGAAAGATTATCTACGCTTGGTTTTACTGAAAATCCGCAAATGCAGATTACTCGGAAAGCGATTGATTTGTTCGTGCAAATTGACGAAAACAGAGAAATCTTATTTAACAAAGACGAGCATTTTGTTTCGCTTGTGAAATTAGTGTGCAAGGATTTTAATGTCCCTGAAGATCAAGTTGACGGAATACTTGATTTAGTGCGAGCGTACAAAGATGATCGCACGCAACTTGTTCAATTTTCACTAGAAAAATCATTTGCTTGATTATGTCAATTCTTTCTTCGACAACAATTCGTACTGCGCTTGTTGATTATCGTGCAGAGTTAATTCGTATGCAAATTAAATACCCTCAAGTCTACAAAGAAAATAATGCAGTCATTAAATCTATTGATGACGCATTGCTTTCTATTGAGGGAAACATCACGCATGTTACAGTTACTGCACACTCATGCAAAGTTTGATGCGCAGCTACGAAACGATTAAATACAGAAAGTTTCGTATTTTATTTGAAGATACAAAAGCTAGAGGATTTATTGGGTGGACAGTTATTTCTGAGTGCAAAACAAAACAAGATGCACTTAATCGTTTTACAAAACATTTTTCAGCGAAGGAGGTGATTTCTGTCAGTGAAATCGTCGATTGATGACAGCGGGGATTGATCTCTGCGCCCAAGAGATTCGTGAGCCCCCTCTGGAATCGCCCAGAAGGGGCTTTTTATTTGCTTCAGGAGGGATTCATGCCAGCGCCCGATTCCCTGGGCTTCTCGGGGCGATTTCTGAGCGATGTAGATTTCTGAGATGGCAAAGATTTCTGCAACAGATCATTTCACGTCTGCTGAAGTCAAAAGAAGACTCAGCGAAGCAAAACGTTATTTGCAAAGATACAAAACACAGAGACTTTTATTTCTCGCCCCTGATGATCATTTATCGCTCCCGTGCATTTCTTTACAAGACTATGATTGCTTGAATGAATACAACTTTGTAAATACAGTTGATTTATCTGAAGAGTTAATTCGACAATGCGTGAAAGATAATCGTGAAATGTTTGTTGATAAAAGTATGTTCAGGATTTATAACTTGCATGAATACGTTGATGAGTATTTAGATGCGTTGAGAAGACTGTTTTGTGTTACGTCGTTTTGTTTGCTAGACAGAAAAAAGCAGATGATGATGAAAGTTATTATTTGCTTGGGGAGCTTACATCACGCGCCGAGACTCTTTTATAAAGATGCAAAGAATAGATTTTACTATGATAAATTAGTTGCGTACAATGATTTATTTTGAAATTCGCATTGATTGATGCTTGACATGTAATGTGATACGTGTTATAATAGCTGTAACAACAAAGAGAGAAGTGCTTTGTTGTTTTGCTGTTTATTTATTTACAACAAAAGATTCATGACTAAACTTGAAATTGCACAAAAAGATCTCAAATTGCGCGTTCTTTATTTTTTGAACAAAGATTGCGTTTCAATGATTTGTGACGGCGAAAGCGTTGCAAGTTGCGCCGAATATTTATGCAAGCGTCTCGGCATTTGTTTCTTGACTGATGAAGAATACAAAATGATTGAGACATTTCACGCTTACATTAACAACTGATTTCTTTTTCGTACCCCTCACGTTTTTGATCAATGACTTATTTTATTAACAGACAAGCTGGTCGTTATCACGAAACAGTTGATGAATTTGAAACAAGAGAAGAGGCTGAGAAAATGAAAAATGAGTATCAGTTTGGTGAGCACGGTAGAGCTTATTTTTACGTTTCAAAAGTTGCACGTCCTAACTATTCTGTTTGATTTCTCATGAACAACATTATTTCTGCATTTGCAAAGATTTGTGCTTGCACAGCAGTTGTTATTGGCGCCCCTTTAATTGCTGCATCAACAGTTGATTTTACAACATCGCAAATAAATAGAGATTTAGAATACAGAGCTTGTTTAGTAACTGCAAAATTAGATCATGCGAGTACAGATAGATGTATTCGTTAGTTTATAGATAAAGTAATTTATTACGACTCGCCCTTGCTGTTAATCGCAGCAGGGGTTTTTTATTGTCTGCTAATAGTTATGCGCAGTTTATTTATTTGTGCTACGCACGATTTGCAATGTTGCGCCCCAGATAGGAATTTATTAGTCGCGCCCGCGCTATTTCTTTCTTCTTGCTTTTTATTTGTGTGTGAGCGAGCCTGCGAGCGTGCAAACACGACCCTTTTATGGGGAGTGTTTGATTATGGGTTTCATGCTATTCTTTAGTCGCCTGGATATTTTACTGTTCATGTCTGATTTATTTGACGCCGATACTTTCAATGAAAGCGATGAGTCTCTAAACGCTAATCACGAACGTGAACAGTTCGCGTTTAATGACGCAGATGCAATTTTAAATTCTCGCGTCTTAGTAAATAAAAGTTATATGAAAAATGGAGGAGGGGCAACTTCTGAAACAGAAAAAGAGTTTGAAATTTTTAAGTTTTATTTGAGCTGTGGATCGGGAAGATCTACAACATATATTGCAAATACATTTAATTTACAAGATAACAAAGTGCTAGCAATTAGCAAAAAGAATTATTGGGCAGAACGTGCAAGTGATTATGACATAGATATGTTGCAGCAAAAGTTACGTGTAGAGCAAGATTCACGAGCGATTGAACATAAAAAGCGTTTAGAAGCTTATAGATTACAGCAAGAATTTCTTGGGCGAAATTTATCTGCGAACGCAGCCAAATTAGCTGCATTATCTCAGCGTACATTAGACGAGTATTTAGAAAATGATCGCAGCATAGATATTCGTGATATTCCGTCGATACTTAACAGCGCCGCAAAAATTGCTGAAGTGGGCAAGAATTTACAATCAGGCGCTTTAGGTGTTGAGCAGCTTTTAGTTGCTTTGGAAGAAGCTGATTTTGATGAATGAATTTATTTGTTCGCCGATGATTTGTTTTGCGCCTGTCCTGGATTAGCTGCTGAACCGTCTCCCATACCCTATAGGAGAAAATTGACACGCCCCTGAGATCCTTTGCGCCGCAAGGGGTCTCATTTTTTGAGTCTCAGGTTCTTGAAATGAGAAATTCAGTCCCTGACTAGGTTTCTTATTTCGAGACTCATTAGATTGTGGTAGAATTTTCCACTAGCCACAGTGGGGATTTTCATGAGCAGGAAGAGCTTTCATTCATTACTTCGCGCCGATTTATCAAGTTCAGAGTTGTTGATTTTATTTTACTTAACAGATATGTGCAATGAATGGGGATTCACAACTCAGTGCGAAAAAACAATTGCAGCGTTTTTTGAAATTGATATTAGTAGCGTTTATAGAAGAATTCGCAAGCTGAAATCATTAGATGTCGTTAAAAAAGTTGAATGCAACGGCAGAATTGGATTCATGATCAACCCAATTTATTGCTACCAAGGCAGCATTAAACTTAAAAGATTCAGGGTAAAGTTATGGAAGGAGGAAGTAATTTATACTAAGTCTCGCCATTCAAGATTTTATGGTCCGCCCATTCATTCAGAGCAGGAATTCAAAAACAGGGCAATTGCAAAAAACAAAACAGGTAGATTTTCATACATAAAAACCATTCACCCTGACTTTGATTCAATAAAAAGTGAAGACATTTCTGACCTGTGTTCATAATTTACATTCATCGCATTCATTCATAATTTGCATTCATTTATCGCATACATTTATCTTCATTCACGCATACATTTATTTATCGCATACATTTATTGCATAGATTATTTGCTAACTGTATTTATTTGCACGCATTATTTATTTGCTATTTGCTGCTATTTGCTATTTGCATTTATTTGTTAAGTGCAAAGATTAGTTATTTGTATTTATTTATTATTTGCGATTATTTATTAATAGTATTTATTTGCAAACTTCAAATATTTATTAATTACAGTTATTTATTAAATGCAATTATTTATTTACAATCGCTATTTGTTAATTAATGATTGCTGTTTATTTATAACAGATAGCATTTGTTAAATGTAATTATTACTTTGTGAATACTGTTTATTTGTAATTGCAGCTATTTGTTAAATATTATTATTTGTTGACGATTGCTAAATGTTAAATAACAAATGCTAGTTATTTGTAATATCCAGGTATTTGTAAAGTATAAAGTTAATCAGTAAATGCTATTTGTTTGTAATTAACAAGTATTTGCAAAGTAATAGTATTGTTTACCATTTGCTAAGTATTTGTATCTGCATTGAATCGTTACTTTATACTTTATGTTTAGTTAAATATAAAAGTGTAGCTATAAAGTATCCTTATCGTTCAAGGCTTGCAAAGTCACCGGATCTCCTGTAACTTGTGAACAAGTCAGGCAAGACCTGACACACAACCACAGATCACAGACCGATGACCAACACCCGCACCAAGACCGCCAGCGCCCCCGAGCCCAACAAGCGCAACGCCGCCCAGGATCCCGCCGCCTTGCTACTGGCCGCCCTCCAGGCCAGCGCCAAGGCCAACCCAACCCGCACCACATCGCGCAGCACCGCAGCACCCGAGAAACTGGCCCAGGAACTGACCCAGCGCGATCGCGCAGCACTGGAGCAGCTTGGCTGGGCTGGCAAGCTAAGCAGCCCCAAGCCAGCAGAACCCAAGCCAACCGCAAAGGTCAAAGCTGGCCCGATCATCAACCCCGCCACCTATGGCGATCTCAGCCCCGAACGCCAGGCTTCCAGCCAATTCTGGGCTGGCTTGTGCTCAGTGCTGGCCCGATCAAACGGTCGAGTCTGGCTCCCAGAGGTTGCAGCAGTGGCGGCGCACTTAAGCGTTGAGATCACCTCGCCCGCTCAGCTTGCCGTCCGCCTGTCAGCGCTCACCGGCCTGCCAGTCAGCCGACCCGTAGCCGAAGCTGGCTGGCTGATCTGTGACATCCCCGAGCCGATGGCAGCCGCCGACGTATGGGCCCAACTCTTTAACGCCCACGCGTCAGCCTACGGCGTAGCCATCGCAGCCAGGTAAGCCCGGCAGCCGGTAGGGTCAGCCTCACCAGCTGGCCCCCACCGGGGGTAGCCTCTCCTGCCAGGGGGGCTTACTTTATCCCCCGCAGCGAATTTTTTTTCCCTATTCCAGCTCAATTTTTTTTTAAAAACGCATTCCAGCTCACTACTTGCAAAGTATTAACACTTGACAGATCGCGCATGACGCAGTAAACTTGCTTTGCTATCACGCATGTCATGTCAAAAACAGAACGCATCGAGCATCTTGAGCAACAAGTGCATGAATTGCAGCAAAAATTAGATGAACAGCTAGACGCAATCAATATGCTGCTGCTTGATATCAAAGATTTACAACAATTCAAGCGCTTTGTTGAGCTATCGAGCGCATTACGAAAGTCGCAATATGATGTTGTCAATGCAACACGTGAAATGACATGAAAAATACTTTAGATCGACAAGCTTTCATTGAACTATTACGTATTTATTTGCGCCCTCAAGACTTTAAGCGCTTTGCAATAGCTAGTAAATTGAATGAAAAATCACGTTTTTTGTTTCGCATGACTCAAAAATTGAATAAATTTGAATATGTTTTGATTACTTGCGAAAATCAACAATCTTTTGTTAATTTTATCCCTGATGATGTTGCCACTCGCCCCTTTTCTGAACTGAAAGATTCTGATCTGATCCCAGATGTTTTATTCTTTACTGACTAGCCCTCGAATAGACTCCTTTTAGCCGCCTATCAATCCTCGTGTCACGCAATGTCCCGACTGATAAAGCTCTCTACGCTCGCGTAAAAGCTGCTGCAAAACGTAAATTTAAAGTTTACCCTAGCGCCTACGCGAATGCTTGGTTAGTGCGTGAATACAAGAAGCGCGGTGGGCGTTATCGTGTAGAAAAGTGAGTCACTGCAATGCCTAGAAAAGCGAAGTCAGGGCTCACTCGTTGGTTTGACGAGGAGTGGGTAGATGTGAAGACGGGCAAGCCCTGCGGGCGCTCTGCCGGGGAGAAGCGCCGTAGCTATCCAGCCTGCCGCCCGTCCAAGAGAGTTTCTGCTGACACGCCGAAGACCTCCAAAGAGCTGACGCCTGCAGAAAAACGTCGCTTCAAACGTGAAAAAACAAGCTCAAAGAAGATAAGCTATCAACACCGTCGCAAGAAGAAATGATGCAACGAAGCGATCAGCGAAGCTGTATTGCGTAGTGCTGTAGAGTAAAAACAAGTCGAGAAGTTGTCATGCCCGCCAAGGCTCGTAGTAGTCGTTACGCAGATCGAGCTGCGTTGCAGTCGCTTGGGCTGTTTGAAGCGGGCTCCGAACTTAAGAAGCTGCGTGGGCGCACGAACTCAAGATTTGACGTAGCTGCAGCAGAGATCCGAATTCTTTCCGACCTACTCCCGCACCAGCGTGAATTCGTCTGTAACTGGGAGCAAAGATACTTGCTCTATGTGGGTGGCCTGGGATCTGGTAAATCATATAGTAGCGTTGCAAAAGCAATACTTTTGGCTTTTCGCAGTCAAGGCGAATATCACATTTATCTTGAGCCAACTTACGTGATGCTCAATGACATCGCCATGCCGACCTGGACAAAGCTGCTCGATAAGTATGACATTCCATACACCATGCGTATATCTCCTCAGCCCAGCTTTACTTTGCATTTGCCAAAAGGCGAGACAACTATTCTTTTGCGCCCTTTGATGAATGTTGAGCGTCTTGTGGGCATCAACGCAGCGTCTCTTGTGATTGACGAAGCGGATACCGTTAAACAAGAGATTGCCGAAGCGGCTCTCGTCAAGCTGCAGGGCCGTGTTCGTGTTGGCAAATGTCCACAGATTTGCTTTGCTTCAACGCCAGAGGGGCGCAAATTTGTTTGGAACTTTTTTGAGAAAAATAAAACAGAGGACAAAGCTATTTATCGAGCCGACACAAGACAAAATCCATATCTTGACGAAAATTATGTCAAGGATCTACTTGCTAACTATCCACAGCACCTCGCCGATGCCTACATCCGAGGCATGTTCGTCAACCTTGAGACGGCGACTGTGTTCTCTGAGTTTGCTCGAGATGCACATGTGACAAGTGTTTTTCACGCTGAACAGAATGAGCCTGTACTTGTTGGGTGCGACTTTAACGTTGGCAAAAGCTCTAGTATTTATGGCGTCATGCGTGACTCTTCACAGGGACAGCAGTTGCATATATTTGAGGAGTTTCTATGCAGAGATACTTTTGCTTTGGCGGATCACATCAGGCGTCGTTTTCCAATACAGCTTGCCAAGGGCATGGTCGTCGTCTATCCAGATAGCTCAGGCTCTCACGCCAGCACTTCTTCAACGATGAGCGATCACGATATTCTCAGGGAAGCGGGATGTAAAGTAATTGCAGAGCGTCGAAATCCACCAATCTCTGAGACCGTATCACATGTTAACAACTTTCTGCATAGAAATCAAATACTATTCAATCCATCTACTTGTCATGACATTATTGATGTAATGGAAAATTGGGCGTACGATAATACATTAAAACCTTCCAAGGGATCAGCCAGAGACTTGTCGCACTTTGGTGATGCGATTCGATATTTAATTTGGCAGAGTTTCCCTCGGCCAGGTTTTTCTACAAATCGCGGGCAAAGATGGCGTTAATCGTTACTTGGTCTATCGACTATTTTGCCAAAGTGTCCAGCTTTAGTCCATCTGCTTAGTGTCGTCGCTCTAGTGCCGTAAAACTTTGCCCAGTCGTTCAAGCATTTAGTCTCGCCATTGTGCAATATCCAAACATTTGTGCGTTTATTTCTATTTTGAGTTGAAATTGTAGCCCATCTGCAGTTGCTTGGCTCATAGTTTCCATTTGTGTCAATTCTATCGAGAGACATTCCTGGTGGCCTTTCGCCCATGTCCTCGCAAAAATTTTGAAAATCTTGCCATCTTTCGCACACCGAAATCCCTCGCCCTCCATAGAGCGGGTATTTTTTAAGATTTGGATTTTGACATCTTTGTCTCATCTGTATCCATGTTGTGTAACTTGGGTGCTCGGTATTGTTGAAAATTTTCTTAGGTTTATTTAATTTATCTTGAGTGTTTTTAGCTTTTTCTCGTATTGCCCACTTACAGTTTTCCTTGCAGTATTCAATTGACCTATCATTCCTGGCAATCAAATGCGTATTAGATGGCGCTTTTCCCATTTCTTCATAAAAACATAAAAAACTTTTGCGCCAACTGTCACACATTTTCGCTGTTAATCCACCTTCGCTGTTTTTTGCATTTTTTTCACATCTTTTTTTTATTTCGCGCCAGACGCTGTATTCTCTTGTATCGGACAGTCCGTGCCTCTCTTTGCTTTTTCCAGAAAGACATCCGCAGGAAAGCGACTCACCTCTTGCGAGCTTCGACCTTCTAACACTTCTTGTCGCACCGCATTTACATGCACATAGCCAGTAAGACTCCCTCAGGCCATTTTTGCTTGAATCTTTAGAAAGAACCGTCCAGTAGCCAAATTCCCGACCAGAAAGGTCTAAAGTGCTTCTTGTCATGCCTATTGACGTTAGGTGTGAACACGATCCGGGGGTTGCAGCCCGCCGGGTCAACCCATTTTATAGCAGGTAAACTCAGGGAAAGGCTGGACTCGACGTGACGATCATCCCTAACTCGCTCGTTCCGACAAGTGATAATTTGACGCTGCCCTTCGAGCGTCGCTTTCCTGAGTACGAGGAAGCATTTGAAGAGGTATCAGGCGTAGATGCGTACTCGATTGAACAAGCAGAGCAGTTTTCACGTCTCGCCCCTATTCGTTTTTGCACGCTTCCTGAGTTCTATCTCTTTGAAGCATCGGACGAATACTTACCCCAGGACTATCTAGAAGAGCAAAAAAGTTATCAAGTACGCAAGACACGCGCACAAAGCAGTTTTCAGAACTATTACTCGCATCTAAGAGACCTCGTGGTCGGGACAGCACTTCGCAAAGGAGTATCTGTACCAGAGAGCGTTCCCTCAGAGTGGAGCAATTTCTTTGAAGATGTTGATCTTGAAGGGCATTCGCTTGCTTCTTTTACAAAAGAAGTGTTTACAGATGCTCTTGATGGGGGTGTTTCTGCAATTTGGGTCGAATATCCCAAACTGCCCGAGGGCTTGAGCGCCGCTGAGGAGCGTCGTATCAACCCACGCCCGTACTTCGTGCTGATGCGCATGGATCAAGTGCTTGAATGTCGTTATGACGTGTTCAACGCACAGATTGGGGCGCAGAATATTTTTGGGGCGTTTCCTACTTATTTGCGCATCAAGACAGAAGTACGTCGCCAAAGCGAAGAGAACGAGTTTTTTGAAGAAGTTATCCCTGCAGTGCGCGTATATGACATTGTAAATCTTGCAAATAACGATGTTTCCGAGCTTTCTGACGAAGTTGAGCCAGTTGTTGAGGGTCAGCGAGTGCGCTGCCGTCTTTATACAAAGCGCAACAAACCCAGCAATGTAGATAAATACACTCTTGAAGAAACTACGTATCTTTCGATTCCTTTTATTCCGTTTGTTCCCGTACTAGGGGGTAAAAAAGAAGCATTTTTCCGCGCCCGCCCTTTGCTTTTTGACATCGCACGTCTCAACTTGCATCATTGGAGCGTGTCTGCTGACCTTGCGGAAACAATTCACTTGACTTCCTCGCCGATCCTTACGGGTACTGGTGTGCGTCCTGATGATGAGATCAAGGCGGGTGCTGGGCGTGCCCTGTTCTCGCAGAATCCCGACGCGAAATTCAGCTTGATGAGCGCTTCGATGGAGGGTGCATCGGTGACGCTTGAGAATCTGAGGCGCGTAGAAGCGGCCATGGAGCGCCTTGCCGCCGTTGCTATGACTACCAGCAAAACCCAAGCAGAGTCGGGCTTTGCGAAGCTCCTGGACCGCTCCCAGAGCGATTCTCAGCTCGCCGTCCTTGTGCAGAGCCTTGAGGATGCACTGAATCGTGCGCTGCTGTATGCGTCCGCCTATCGCTCTATTCCTGAAGTGCGCGTGACGATTAGCAAAAACTTCATCCCCGTTAAGCTGCATTCTCAGCAAGTAATGGCGCTCAGTTCTTTGTTCAAAGACAGCAACGCAATTACGATTGAAATGTTCTTGCGTATGCTTGAAGCGGGCGAAATGTTTGAAGGACTGTCTGATTTCAGTGTTAAAAATCTGCTTGACGACATGGGGCTTGACGGCACAGAAACCGCTCAAGACCTTGGGGTGGGCGCCGCCGGTGGGCGTCAGATTGCAAATCGCGGGCAAATCCCTGTTGATAACAGCACCATGCTGAGCGAAGGGCGTGATCTAGAAGTCGCAGAAGCTTCTGCTGAGCTAAACGAAGCGAACAATGCTACTATTTAACGAGTCAACAGACGACTTTGCGTGACCGAGCACACCCCCGAAACTCTTGAAGACGCTCTTGCGTTGATCCAGGCACTTCAAAAGAAGACTGGTGAGCTGGAAAGTGAGGGCGCGAAGCTCAAGGCAACAAAAGAAGGGCTGCTGAAGGATCTTAAGAAAAAGAAGACCGTCGATAGCTTTTTGAAAGTTGCTGGCATCGAGCTGAGCGACGATCTTGACGAAGAAGCGATTGCTGAGCGCATTGCTGGGCTCGCTCGCAAGACCGACACTGCCACCGCTGAGGCTCAGCAGCAGCAATCGAGCAAGCAGCAGGAGCAGACACCTTCTGATGCGATGAACGAGGCTCTGAAAGCCCAGTTCACCTCCCTTCGCAAGGAGCTTGCTGATTTGCGCAAGGTGAATGAGGAACTTGAGCAGCAGCGCAATCAAGAGCGAGAGCAGCGTCGAGAGAACAAGCTTGAGCGTTATGTGACTGACGAGCTGTCAAAAGTTGAATGTCGTCGTCCGTCGCATCTTTACAAGTTGCTGAAGGAGAAGTTCCGTCTTCTCGATGACGAGAACACTGTTGTGTATGGGTCTGAGGATGATCCCGTATCTCTTCGTGACGCCGTTTCTCGTCTTCGTGACGACGAGGAGTTCTCTGTTTACTTTGCAGGAAGCGGTGCGACTGGATCGGGCATGACCACGAATCGTTCTGCTACGCCGTCCTACTCGAACAACCCGTTCAGCAAGGATTCCCTGAATGCCACGAAGGCGGCAGAAATCTTGCAGAAGGATCCAGACAAGGCAAAGCGTTTGATCTCTGAGGCGCGCATTGCAGGCAAGCTTGATCCCGTGCTGGGCAGGGCGCTGCAAACGATGTAGATTCATCTGTGGTAGATGAAGGATTCAGCCCCCGCCTGGGGGCTTTTTTATCGCTAGTGTGCGACTAGCCGCTTTTGCAAAATGTCCATTACTTATCGCGGGGAGACTTTTGAAGGTTACAATAAGCCCAAGAGAACGCCTAATCATCCCACCAAGTCGCACGCTGTTCTTGCAAAAAGTGGCGATGAAGTTAAGTTGATTCGCTTTGGGCAGCAGGGCGTCTCCGGGGCCGGTAGCAATCCTAGAGCAGAGAGAGAAAAAGCGCGTCAACGCGCTTTCAAGGCAAGACATGCTGATAATATCTCTAAAGGAAAGATGAGTGCAGCTTATTGGGCTGACAAGGTTAAATGGTAGATAAGAGATTCACTCCTGGCTTTTAATCCAATCCTTAAGTTCAACTACATACGCACGCATTTCTCTAGCTTTTTGAAGATGCCATTCGTCGCAGGTTTGAAAATAAAGTCGATTGTGCGTGTCTACGGCCTTCAGTAGGTGATGAATGATTGGGTTCCAGGGCTCGCGCACAGGCGAGTTCCATGTGCGTCTTTCTGACACCGTTCGCCCGCGATGCAAGAAAAGGCTAGGAGGGGCCGGGGTTCTTAGCATGTGTCAGAGCGCTCACCTCATTTGTCATGCCTTTCAAGACTGATCGCAACGTCATTGGCCGCCAGATCACTTCTGCGGTCGAAGAGGTCATTACCTCTCTTCGCATCTCCTACGACGCCGGTATGGCCAGCGGCAGCATCTACGTGATCCCTGCTGCTTTCACCCGCGCCAACCTGGTGGAACTGTTTGCTGGTCTCCCCACCGTGACCGGCACCCAGACCTTGGACATCAGCGGTACCGCTGGTAATGCCACTGTGTCCGCCGGTGAGAAAGCTGTTGCCACTGGCAAGGGCTGGACTCTGGACACCACCGCCTGATCCCCGTCCATTTTTTTAAAGGGCCTCACTTCGGTGGGGCTTTTTTATTAACTTGCATTTGTTAATCATGAAAAAACCAAGTAAGCAACAAAGTAAATTTGAAAAGGTGATGAGAGAATTTTACGCTGGAACACTTAAGTCATCTTCGGGTGCAAAGGTGACAAGTCGTGCTCAAGCGATGGCAATTGCCGCAAGTGAAAGTGGTATGCCTCCGAAAAAGAAGCGGAAGCCTGCCGCTAAGAAGAAGCGCTAGTATTTCAGTGTTAGAGGCCGTGCCTCGTGAAGTCGAGCCAAGCGCTCGCGCAGTGCGGTTGTACCGACACAAACTTTTTCAATCCGCCTGACAGCAGTGCTGTAGGCAGCTCGTTTGTTTTCTTCTCTTCTTTGAGGCAAAGACAATGCTTCTCGCTGGCATTCCTTTTATTCCTCAGCTTTTCCTGGAATACCAGCAGGAAGAGCTGCAAAACCGCAACGCTCTGGTCACTTCCGGCCTGATGGTTACGAACTCTGCCATCCAGGCTGAGTTTGCTAAAGGCGGCAAGACCATCGACCTGCCTTTCTTCGGTGATCTGTCGGGTGACTCCGAGATCCTTGATGACACCACTGGTTTGACCGCCGCCACTCTGGCTGGCGACGTGCAGACCGGCGTGCGCAACATGCGTGGTAAGGCTTGGAAGGCTTCTGACCTGGCTGGTGAACTGGCTGGCTCTGACCCCATGCAGGCCATTGCTCGTCGCACTGGTCAGTATTGGGTGCGCGACATGCAGACCTCGCTGATCAACGTGATCAAGGGTCTGTTCGCCACCGGTGGTCCTCTGACCTCCTCTCACGCTGCTGGCGGTACCAGCACTCAGCTCTCTCAAAGCGTGATGGTTGACGCCATCGCCAAGCTGGGTGATGCGGGTCAAGAGCTGACTGGCGTTCTGATGCACTCCCGCATCTACTACGCACTGATGAAGCTGGATCTGATTGTTCCTGCTTCCAGCACCTCTCAGCTCGATACTCGCCTGTCTGCTCAACGCCTTGAGCTGGGCACCTACCTGGGTCGCCCGGTGTTCGTTGACGACACCCTGCCTGTTGATGCTGGCGCCGGTACTGGCGGTGCTGACGTGCTGCACACCTACTTCTTCGGCCCTGGTGCATTTGCTTTTGCAACTGCTCCTGCCAAGACCCCGCTCGAGACTGACCGCGATTCCCTGAAGGGCATCGACTACCTGATCAACCGGACGCACTATCTGGTGCATCCCAATGGCATCAGTTGGGTTGGCAACGCTGCTGGCAACTCGCCCACCAATGCTGAGCTTGCTACTGGCACCAACTGGGACAAGGTGTTCACCGACGATCGCAACATTCGGATCACGCAGCTCCGCTGCTACATCTGATCGCTGTAGTCACGGCCCCTCTTCGGAGGGGCTTTTCACTATCAAGTAACCGTCATGTCGATTACTACTTTTCGTCTCGCACGCGAGCAAGAAGAGGCCAAGCTGAAGACTGAGGTTGAAGCACCTGCTGAAGCCCCCGTTGAGGAAGCTCCTGTCGCCTGCCCCGCACCTGCGCCTAAGGCTCCCGTGGCCAGCGCAAAGACCAAGACCACCACTGTCAAGGGCTGAGCCCTAGAGAGGCGTCACGATGGCCTTCGTATCGACCCTGGGAGCTGCTAACGCCAACTCCTTCATCAGTGTTGCGAGGGCCACCACGCTTCTCGGTGAGCTTCCTGTGAGCGCTGGCATTACGGCCTGGCTTGCTCTCAACAACACACAAAAAGAGCAGACACTTGTTGCCGCAACGATGACTGTCAACCCCTTGAAGTGGAAGGGGTATGTCGCCGATGCTTCGCAGTCTCTTTCTTGGCCGCGCCTGATCAAGGTTGATGGGCGCCAATTGCCAACTGATGAGCTGCCAATTGATTTTGAAATTGCTGTCGCTTACATGGCGGCATTTCTTGGAAGTGGGGGCGGATATACAGCAGTTGCCGCAAACGATGGTGGTGCAACTCTTCGTAGCACAAATCAATACGAGGAAGTTGAATTGGGCGATGGAGCACTACGCGTCAAGTTTAAGCAAGGTGACATTCCACAAACGGGAATTGATTACATTCCACCGTTTGCAATGGATATTCTGTATCGCTACATGATTGACCCAAGCTTCAATCAACCGTATGTGAGCCGTAGCAGCACGGCGCGTATTGACCCCTACTACGGCGGCGCCTCGTTCCGCCCGAGTCGTGTTCGCTTCGCTGGGAATCAAGTTTTCCCTGCTCGCGGCGGCTGGTACAGCAACCCGCTGTGATGAACCATGTCTCTCGTTGACGACATTTTTTCTTCAATTCCCGCCCCGCTGATCAATCAGTTTGGGGTTGACGCGACATATATTAAAGCCAACGCAAATCCGACTTACAATCCAACAACAGGCACGGTTTCGGGAGCTGCAGCCGAGATTGCGATCAAGATTGTTATCTCTGAATTAAAGCCAGAGGAGATGCAGGGGCTGTATCAGCAAACTGATGTAAAAATTCTCATTGCCGCCGACTCTCTTTCTGGGTATTTTCCGCAAACAACTGACTCAATTCGCTACTTACAGAATGGGGTGACAAGAACTGCAAAAATTATTGGCATGTTTTCGTATCGAGGCGATAGCGCTATTCTGCACTCAGTTGTTGGGAGGTTGAGTTGATATGGCAAAGAAAAGCAATTTGAAGGAACTAACAAAACGCATGAAGAACGAAATTGCTTACGGTGTTCAAAGCGCAGCCGTGGAAATCATTAATGGTTTAGTTGATGTTGGCCCGGCCTGGAGTGGTGAATTTTCCGCTTCTTGGGATGTTGTTGGACCTGGGCAAAGTGCATCTTCGCCAAGAGGTTCAGGCAGAATCTATAAATATGACAAGCGCAATTTTCCTGTCTCGCGCTTTCAGAAAGCAATCGAAAAAGGGGTAAAGCAATTTCAGATTGTAAATACCGCGCCACATGCTGCAATCGCAATTGATGGCGAGGAAGCAATTTTCACGCATCCAAATGATGCCGATCCGCTAAAAGATCCTGTTGAGTTTGGCTTTCGCCCGAAAGACGCAGATGGCGAGCAGGAGCCGTCTTTTCGTTATGACATCAGCATGGGCCATGACGACAGTAGCAAGCCAAACGCAATGATTACGGCAGAGCCTGACTGGCTAACAACTTATGCACTGGGTGGTAAATTGAACAAAAATCTTCGTTACGGTTTTAGCATTGGATTTGGAGGTATTCGTTAATGAACTATCAGTCCATTCGTGCCAAGATCGAGGCACCATTGCTTACCGTTTACAACACTCAATCTCCGCCTGTTCCTGTTTATTTTGATAACATCACTGCGGTTCCTCCTGACCCACCGAGTGAATACGTGCGAATCAACGTTACGTTTGGATTGACGACCGAATCGACGCTTGATGGGTCGCTTGATTACGCGAGAGGTGCATTAATTATTCGCTGCTTTGCTCCCAAAAGCGCAGGACCAGCACGTTGCCAACAGTTAATTCAGCTTGCAAAGCAGACTCTTGATGCGCTAAATGCAGCAAATAAAACATCGACTACTACTTATGTAAGAACAGGTGCAATTACTGGGCCGTCTTTTCAGTCGCCAAATGATTCGCCTCATTTTATTGGGCGTATTGATACCGGTTGGCAGGCGAGCGTCAAGTAATCGCTAACCTGTATCTAGCTGGGCAGTGCCCACACAAGCCACTACCCCCTTCTTGTCATGGCAACCGTTCTGTCCGGCGTTTCTGGCGCCTTCTACTACAAGCCCGCAGGTACCACAGCAACTTTTGGTGAATCCGATATTGTTGTCGGAAGCGACACGATCAACGTTGGAGCCAATCTGAATTTCAAGGTTGGCGATCCTGTAAAATTTAACTTCCGCAATACGCAAACTGGCGCTGCTGGTTCTGGCACCCTTCCTTCCCCTCTCAGTACCGCAACCACCTATTACGTAATTGCTTACAGCAGCTCCACTGGACTTCTGCAAGTTTCCACCACTGCTGGCGGTGCAACTGTTGACATTGCTGATGACGGCACTGTTGCTGCGCCTAACAAGTTTGAAGTGTTCTACGCCAGCTACGCAGTTGTGGCAGAAGTGCGCGACTGGAGCCTTGAAATTTCACGCGCCGAAATTGATGTTACAACCATCGGTCAGACCCTTGGTCAGTACGTGCCCTTCCGCAAGTACATCTCTGGCTTTGGTGATGCCAATGGCACCGCCAACGTCTACATGACCGACGAAGATAACGCTCTGGCCAATCGCCTCGTGCAGGACGTGCTGCTGCGCAAACAGGTGGGCGCTGGCATGAAGCTCTACCTGGAGCGCATTGAGTCTGGTGGCTCTGTGGATGACACTAAATCTCGCTCGATCGAGATGCCTGTCACCCTGACCTCGGCTTCTCTGAACGTGAATCCGGACGACGCTCAGTCTGTTGCCATCAACTTCCGTCCTTCGGAAGCTGTGAGCTTTGACTTTGCTACCACCTGATTCAGCCAGGGTTACACAGCCCCGCTTCGGCGGGGCTTTTCTTTTTTCTGAGTACGATCATGCCTGACGCTGTAGTCCACGGAACACTGCCCACGGGCGCCGCAAGAGAGATTGATGCAACAAATGATGGCAAGCTTGAAGTAGATTCAAGTTTTTCAGGTGCATCTGTTGATGCTTTTGGGCGTCTAAGGGTTTCTGATCCGTTGACGCTTTTTGATTCGAGTCATCGGTACGCGGATAATGGGCTGTGGGCTACGAGCGTATCGAATAGCGGTGCTGCGACATTTTCGGCAAACGAGGGTCTTGTTGATCTTGCTGTTACGACAGCTTCGGGATCTAAGGTTTACAGAGAAACGACCAAGTGTTTTAGTTATCAGCCAGGTAAGTCGTTACTTGCGTTGAACACTTTCGTGATGAACCCCGCAAAAGCGGGGCTGAGGCAGCGTGTTGGATATTATGGAGTGGCGAACGGCATCTATTTGGAGCTGGATGGCTCAACGCTCTCTTTCGTTGAGCGCAGCTCAGTTAGTGGGTCTGTCGTTGAAACAAAAGTTGCTCAAGCTGACTGGAACGGCGACAAGCTTGACGGAACAGGTGAGTCAGGCTTTGCGCTTGATGCGACAAAGGCACAGATTATGTGGGTCGATATTGAGTGGCTCGGGCTGGGCACTGTTCGACTTGGCTTTGTGATTAACGGAGTTTTTATCCTGTGCCACTCTTTCCATCACGCCAATCTTATTGCTTCAACTTATATTACAACTGCATCATTGCCATTGCGCTATGAAATCGAGAACACGGCAGGAACTGCGAGTGCAAGCACGTTAAAGCAAATCTGCTCGACAGTGATTTCTGAAGGCGGCTACGAACTCCGGGGATTACAGCAAGCCGTCTCAATTCCGTTGACCTCTCCTCGCACGCTTGGTACTGCTGGGACCTTTTACCCAGTGATTTCACTTCGTCTCAAGTCTGCTCGTCTTGATGGAATTGTCATCCTAACAGCGCTTTCTTTGCTTTCTATTTCTACTGGCAATTTTAACTGGCAGGTTCGTGCAACTGGTGCAACGACGGGGGGTTCTTGGGTAAGCGCGGGTGCGAATAGCTCTGTTGAGTATAACATTACTGGAACCTCTTACGCCGATGGCCGCATCGTTGCTAGTGGCTTTTTTAGCTCAACGAATCAAAGTGGGGCCGGTGTTGACATCCTGAAAGAGGCTTTGTTTAAGTTTCAGCTAGAACGCGACTCTTT